CTAAAAATTCAATTCTGCAATATCATTTCTAATATCTCCTTTTAATTCATGGAGGTATTTTTCTGTTGTAGCTATATTCACATGACGGAGCTGTAGTTGAATGGTTTTTAAATTAATATTATTCTTTAACAAGTGGCTAGCGTAGAGGTGTCTAAATTGATGACACCCTTTTTCTAAATGAGTTCCCTTAAATACTTTTTTAATATTTTTTCTGACAGTTTCAGCTGCTAAAAATTGACCATTAGTTTTAAATAGGTAATCGCCCTTACTAGACTTTTTGTAGTCAAGTAAAATATCCATAAATGATGTTGGTAGTTGCACAATTTCTCCTATTCTTTTTGACTTGGGCGTTTGTTCTTCTACCCCTATTCCTACTAATCGGACTATAGTTCTATTGACCTTTAGCTGACATTTTTTTATATCTATATCCTCCCATTTTAAACCTAAGACTTCTCCAACTCTTAGTCCAGAATGTAGCATAATATTTACTGCCATTTTAGCCATTGGATTTTCTATTTTTTCTATACCATTTAAAGCAAATTCAAAAGACTCAACTTCTATTTTTTTATTTTCTATTGAACCAATAGACAGTTCTTTTCTTTTAATTTCTTTATTGATTATCCCGTCTTCATATAGCTTTCTACATATGGTTAGAAAAATAGCTACAACGTGTTTTATAGTAGACGGTTTGTTTCCATAGTCTTTACAGTCGTTTACTATATTTTGTATATCTTTGGCGGTTATAGAGGATATAGGAATCTTTACTAAATGAGTTCTATGCTTGCCAATTATTTCTATTCTATGAATATATGTTGACTTCTTTATTACTCCGTTATTTAATTGCTCATTAATAGATGATATACAGTAATCATAAAAATTAGTTGTTGATGTAGAGGTTTTCTTTTCTTTTATTTTATCACGCAGTTTTTGTCTACACTCTTGAATGCCTTTACCATATACCGTGTAACGCTTGTTGTCAATCATGACTTGACCGCACCATGTACCATTTTTTCTTTGGTAGAACGTACCGTCTTGATTTCCCCTTTTTTTCACTCCCATAAAATCACGCTCCTTATTTATTTAAAAAGATACATTGTTTATGTTATAGTAATATAATATTCCTTATTAGTCAATAAAAGGCGTTAAAATTTTTAAAAAATACTATTTACATCGAACATATTTTCGTTTATAATTAATTTGAGGAAGAAAAATTTCATCATACAGAAACTTTCTATTGACAGAATGAAACTTTTGTGTTATAATGAGCACATGTTGAAAGGAGATGTGCAATTTGGAATATATGACGACCAAGGAAGTGGCAGACATGTTGTCTGTGTCAACAGAACAAGTTCGTATTTTTGCAAATCGGCACAATCTTCCTCACTACCGATTAAGTCCTAGGTGTATTCGGTTTAAAAAGGACGACATTATTAAATGGACAGAGAGGAGATTGTTAGCATGATGTACATACTAATTAGTGGTGGTAACATTGTAGAGTGTGAAAGCAAGCAAGAGGCAATTAAGGCACTGGGAGATATCAGAGAAATTGAAGATGACAATAAACGGCTTGGACTTTTATACACTATAGCTAACACAGAAATAATTGGTAATTAATAACAATCGTTTTTTTATTTGCATTCTAAAGACAATATCGCGGTTGAACTTTTGATTTTTTAAAATAATCGGTGTTAGTTGCCGATTATTTTTTACCCTAATTGTTTGCGAATAAGGAAACATAATTTACTAGAAAGGAGAGAAAGGAATGAATAAAAGACTTAATAGGAGAAGAAACAGAGAAGAACCACAAAGATATTTAAGTCTTGCTACAGAGCGAGATATAGGAAATCTATGTATTTTTTATGACAAATTTGAGGATATAGACCTAAGCAAAACACACCTTTGTGTTGTCGGTATATTGGAAGAAGTGTCCAAAAGAAAAAGAGGAGAGGTTGGGATAGACTCTGAAAAGTATAAAAAATACGATACTGAAACAAAATGGAAGTATGCCAGTGTAATACCAGTGAATGTATTCATAGAGTTCCCGAATACAATGCAAGAGGCATGTATTCATAGAATAAAAACATACAATAAAGAGAAAGGCAAGCAATTTAATTAAGTTTTATTTTCAGTGATTTAAAAAAGGAGAACATGTATGTTAGTAGAACAAACAAAAGTATTTGAAGAATTAAAAAAACCATTTGCACCAGAGGATATTGAATGGCGTGTTGGTCGGAAAAGTAAAGACAAAACAAAAGGAACTGCGTTAGCATATTTGAATGCAAGAGCGGTTGCTGACCGTTTAGATAGTGCGGTTGGTGCTAGTAATTGGGCAATTGAATACACACCGATTGACCTTGGCATTTCATCAAAATTAAATAGAGATGGCAATGCCACTGATTACAAGGGGTTTTTAGCTACAATTACGCTTAATGTAAAAGACGAAGATGGAAACCTTGTTGTTGTTAAACGCTCCGATGGAGCAAATGTAACTGACTTTGAAAGTATTAAAGGTGGATTATCTGGAGCATTTAAACGTGCTGCAAGTCAATTTGGAATTGGTCGTTACTTATATCAGTTAAAAGAGTCATGGGTAAATATTGATAATTTTGGTAATTTTATACAAACTCCTAAATTGCCATCATGGGCGTTGCCAGAGGGATATGTCCACTCTGAAAAGACACCTACAAATCATGTAGAAGTGAGCGAGCCAACTCCATTTGATGATAATTATGGAACGGCATTTGTTCCACAAGATGAACCAAGTGTTCCAGCTGGAGAGGCAGTTATTCCAGCAGGGAAAAAGAAAGGTGAACTTGTTTCTAAAATTGATGATATTGGCTATTTAACATGGGTTGTAAATACAGCCAATGGTAATGCATGGTTGTTAATTAAAGACGCAGCAAAAGCACGTTTAGAGGAATTAAGCTAATGAGGTGCATTACAGTTGACCTTGATATAGCTAAGCGATTTAATTTATCGTGTGCATTGGTATACAGTGTATTACAAGAATTGACAAAAACTGGAGTCCTAATTGATGGATTCCAGTATGTCAGAACATCTGCGTCAGAAATTGCTGATATTATTGACTACATATCAAGACCACAAGTAACAAGGAGTCTGATTACTCTAAGAGAAAACGGAGTTATTGGTCGATTGGAACTTGGCAAATTAAGAAACAGATACTTATATGGTGTAAAGAAAAATGAAGAATAGTTTTATACAAGTAAATAAGAAACTCATTATGAAATTAGGAGTTGATGTTGCTGTTTTATATTCTGTATTACTTGACAATAAATCATTTGCTAGTAGTAGAAATAGACTATATGATGACGGTTACTTCCACGTATCCGTAGATAGGCTAAAATCATTTACTGGTTATTGCAAGAAAACGCAGAATAAATTACTGTTGGTTTTAGAAAAAAATAAGTTAATAAAAATTGCCTACTTTGGAATGCCAAAACGTCGATTTATAAAGGTTTTATAACCTCTTCAGTGGGATACAAAAGTACCCCATAGTGGGATACCAAAGTATCCACTATTTAATACTTATATATATTTAATACTTACAGTAATGTAATTTGTTCAGTCGCAAGCTCCCTCCAAATTACAGAAATCCACTCTATGAAATCGTAGATTTCCCTTGGGTTAATTTCTTTACGTGTTATCTAAATAAACAACACGAATGGTAATGAGTGTTCTTAACGTTAGTTAAGGGGTGGTATTATCAAGTATTCATTATTATTAAATAATTGCACGAAGATGTACGTGCTACAATGTACGAATGAGGCGTTGTTCGGCAAGCGTGGGTTCACGCCAACATTTTGGAAAATTCGCTCATTCTTTTACAAGTTAGATCCAGACGTTGTGCAGATGATATATAATTACCTTGACGCGAGTCATGAGAAGAGAATGTTAACATTAACAGACGTTATTAGAAAAGCAAAAGAGCATACATTAGATAGTAAGATTAAACGGGATAAGCAAGAAATGGCAAAGGCAATCCCCGTATTAGAAATGCCATATTCAATAGAAGATTTTATGTAAAGGTTGTGAATAATATGAAAAGAAAAGAATTGAATTATAATGAACAAATGGAAAGAATAGTAAAAGATATTTGCGTATTTACAAAGATGGCGAGTGAGCAGAAAACGGTTGTAAATACTAAAATTTATTTAAAGGCAGCAAAATTGTCAATGGACGATATGGTAACATTAAAGGAGAAAATGGTTGGCGAAAATAAGTGATATTATTAATAGACGAATTGATATTGTAGAACTTGTTGGGCGTTATACAGAATTGTCACCAGTAGGAAGTTTATTGCAAGGTCGCTGTCCTATACACGGTAGTAAAGAGGGAATGCCTTTAAGAGTGTTCCCTCATAACAATTCTTACTTCTGTTTTGCTTGTGAGTCTGGTGGAGGACCAGTCAATTTTTATGCTGACGTTGAGAATATCCCCTATAGAACAGCGTTAGAAATCTTAGCAAAAGAATGTAATATCAACATTAATTCTGATGAGCAATATCAAAAAGAGGTTTCAATCGAGGAGCGTTATACATCGTTAACAGAAAGAGCAATGAAAAATGTTGGTAATGTGGTAGATTATCTCCATAAGAGAGGTTTAACAGACGATACTATTCAAGAGTTCAAGTTGGGCGAAGATGGTGGCACATTAGTTATTCCTATTACGAATGAGTTTGGACAAATCGTGAATGTTGCCAAAAGACAATTCGAGGGAAAACCAAAATACAAAAATGGCTATAACAATGCATTATATGATAAGTCATCATTGTTGTATGGTTTAGATAAAGCTAGAAAGAATGTAAAGGAACGACAAGCTATTTATCTTGTAGAGGGTTACATGGACGCCATTAGTGGCTACCAGTTAGGGTTAGCTACTGTTGCCTATTGTGGTAATGAGGTACAATCCGACCAAGTAAGAACATTACAGAAATATATAAGAAAAGAAGTAACAATTATTCTTTGTCCAGATAATGACGAAGAGGGATTAAAGCGTGTTCCAAAAGTGAGAGAAACATTCAAAAAAATGGGACTTAGTGCCAAACTATATGTGTTAGAATTACCAGATACTTGTAAAGACTTAAATGATTTACTAATACAAAAGATTGATATTGATTCCTTGCCATTGGTTCATATTGACAAATATTGTGTTAATTTAGTACTTGCAAAATGCAAGCAATTAGAAGATGAATACAACCAAATGCATAACTACATGAAAACGGTAGACAATTCTTTGGTAAAATCAGATATTATTAAATATCTTGCTAGTAAATGGAATAGACAAGAAGAGGAATTGAGAGAATTTTTCAAGGCAGATATTGATAGTATTGATACTCTTTTAAAAGACGCTGATAAAACAGAGGCATGCATTAATGATTTAAAGAGGTTGTATACAAGAGGAGAATTAAAGACTGGTTTTCAGCAGATTGATAACTGTATTGGTGGACTTACAAAAACACAAGTATTCTTAATTGGTGCGTATTCAGCGTCTGGGAAAACACAAATGGCAATTGAATATATTTTACGACAATTATCACAAAACAAATCAAGGGTTATATTCTTCTCATTGGAAATGCCAAAAGGGAAAGTCCTTGAACGAATGATTGCAATGATTGTTGGTTGTCGTTTACGTGATGTAAGAGATATTGTAATGAGTGGAGACGAGAAAATACAAAAGGTAATAGACAAGTTAGACGAACGTCTAATTATTTATGACCAAAATGATTTATCTATTTACGATATAGAAAAAAGAATCCAAGCAGTTAATCAAAAAAGATTACTTGGAGGAGATGTTGATGTAGTTGTAGTTGACTACTTTGGCTACTTAAAAGGAACAGATGATTTTGAGGGAGCGTCCAAGCAAGCTAAGTATATGAAGTATTTAGCTAAAACATATAACATTGTATTCTGTATGTTAGCACAGTTAAACAGAAGTGCAAATACATATGACGAACCTACTATGGATATGTTAAAAATGACTGGTGATTTAGAGGCGTCCGCTGATGTAATTCTTATGATGTGGCGACCAGATAGAGAACCTAATATATCATTAGAGAAACAACAGAGATTAGAGAACATCACTAAAATGAAAATAGAAAAATCACGTGATGGTATTTACGGTCCTACTAGAATGGAGTTTAAATACAATATTAATAATTCAAGACTAGAAGAACAAATTGAGGCTTGACAAATTCGCAAACTCGTGGTATAATAATGTCATAATATTTTTTTGATGTTGTGTTTGCTTGCGACGGAAAGGAGAACAATGCCATATACAGAATTTATATGCCCAGATGGGGAAAAAGTAAAGATAGAAGAATGTTTAACGGCTTGCCGTCTACAAGGAGTAAAAGACCAGTATGGTAAATTGTATTGCCCAGCTGGTCGCTGTTTGACAAAACAAGTGTTACGCCAAATTGCTAAGCAACGAGAATGGACTGGTAAGCCTAGCACAACACAACTCCTAAATGGGACGAGAGAGAATTATTTGAAACTAACAAATGACTATGCAATTTGTCCAAAGGATAGCATGTTTATGTTATTTGGTACAAGTGTACACAATGGATTAGAAGAACACACAGATGAAAAGTCTGGTGAGTTAGCAGAGTTGCGGTTAGAAGATGAGTATTCGACTGGAGCGTTTGATTATTATACACCAGAAAATGGTGGAACATTAGTTGATACAAAAAGCTATGGCAGTTATAAAGCGGCTGGAGTATTGGGACTACAACCGTTTGAAGTACCAACTGGTGAGTTGTATAAGACTGGAGCAAAGAAAGGTCAGCCTAAATATAAAAAGATATTCAAAGAGGGCGGTGTTCATAAGCGATTAGATTTAGCAATTCAGCTAAATGATTATCGTATGAAGATTGAAAAGAATCTTAACTTACCAGTTGAAAATTTAGCTTGTCAAATGACAGTCAGAGATGGTGGAACATATATTGCCAGTAGTCGAGGTGTTACAGAGAATAGCTACTTAGTTCCAATCAATAAAATATCAGATAGATGGGTTGAAAGATATATGAAAGCAAAATCAAATCGGCTCATTTCAGCACTTAGTTGTAAAAAATTGCCCCCTCCTTGCGAATATAGAGAGAGGTGGGGTGGAAGAAAATGTGAAAACTATTGTCCTGTAAATCATTTGTGTGATTTTTATATGAAACAAAAGGGGAAATAGTCTATTTTTATGCCTGTTAGTTTGCGAGAAAGGAAAAATATTATGAAGAAGATAACAGATGATGATTTTAAAGAGAAAGTATTTGAGGTTGGTTCTAAACTCATTGAATTATTTGATGTAAAGAATGAACAGTATGCTAAAGAGTCCGACGTACTAGAGGCAATCAAAGAGAGTGCTGATAGGAGATATGGAGTAGTTACTAAAGATACTTTATCATATGTAATTTTAGACTACAAAGATAAACACGATTTAGCATTACTAAAAAAAGGAATTAAATTAGGGGATACTAAAGAACGGCTACTAGATATTATTGCATATTGTATTTTGCTATATCTCGTCTATGAAAATGACGTGTAAGGTAAAAGCCAACTGCCTCCACCCTAAAGATGATTGCTGGTTCTGTGATAATTATGGATTGTATCAACCCAAAAATCCATCAGTACTTTCTCCAAGGCAAAAGGAACAAAGACTAGCAAAACAACTAGCTAAGAAAGTAAAAAAACAAAGTAATGCCTCAAAGAGAGGTAAAAGCAATCGGAGAAATGGAAGAAATGCAGAGCGACAATTGGTCAAGTGGCTGGAGAAGATTGGACTAGAGGCAAACTTAGTGCCTATGAGTGGTGCTTTAAAATCAAACAATATCATTGCTGCGTTGGCTAGTGACGAGATGGTCAACAAAATGCGTGGGGATATTAAAGTAACCATTCATGGCATTACGTATACGATTGAAAGTAAGAGAAATACGTCATCAAACAGTTGGTATAAGAAAGCAGAACAAGGGGTGTTACATATTAATGGGTTTGCTTATTTACTACGGCAAGATTTATTTCAAGCATTGATTAATGGAGTTGATATTCCAGTAAGTGCTTATGCCACTGACAAAGGTTTTAAGATAGTACATACGTATTTCAATCAAGATAATAGCGATATTGTTGCTATTAGTAGACCGTACTGTGATTATTTATTTTTTGTAAAAGAAAAGGTATATGAAGAATTAAAGAAAGCTGGTGAATGCTCTTGATGTGCATACAACTTGATAGCTTTGCTATCGTGCAAGATGGAGAGAATTACTATAAAGAGTACTCTAACGAGTATACGGGAGAGGGAGAAATTCTTTGTGAAATTCCAGCAATAGACGATGGAGTAGAGGCGTTAGACAACCTATTTAAAAGATTGCCATCGTTTATAACAATAGAGGAAATGTTTGATATTGCTATTAAATGTAAGTTAGCAACGATTAATGATATTAAGGAGTGGATTGTAAATGGTAATTGTGAATGATAAAGGTACTAAAATTTTAGATTGTGTTTCTATTTTTATTTCAGAGCGTGCTGATAAAGACGACAAGAGCAAAGCATACTGCTATGACATTAAGTGCCAACTATCTAATGGTAGAGTGGAACGAATTAAATCATTTGATGACATAAACAAGGCATATGAATTTATTAGCTTATTATATCGTGATTTTGGAGCGAGCATTAGAGCATTAGAAGATGCATAGAACTATTTAAGAATAGCTAAGGAGGAATAACAATGGATAAGAATGAGTTTAGCAAAGAGTTATTAACACGCCTATATGGGGCAGGGTACAAGTACATTGTAAAAGACGAAAACTCAATGTTGTATGCTTATAAAGATAGTCTTGAAAAAATTAATGATATTTGGTGTTTGTTTTTGTTTAATGACTTGTTCAAAGACATCAAATTTGAAGATGGAGAACCGCTTGATATAGCCAAAGAATTAGGTATTGTTGATTGGTCAACAATACCAAAAGACACTAAAGTCTTAGTATCAAATAATGGCGAAGATTGGCTTAGACGTCATTTTGTTGAGTATAACAGCGGAGACGATTCCTACCATTTTGAAGTATACACAAAAGGTATGTCGTCATGGTCTACAAACAAGCCAACATGCCGTTACAAGTATTGCAAGTTAGCAGAGGAGTAAAAAATATGGATAAGAAAGAATTAAGAAAAGAAATCTTGCAACGTTTATATGAAAAAGGTTATAGATACATTGCAAGAGATTTAAAACCACTACTTTACGTTTATAAAGAGAAACCATATAAGTACTACGACTTATGGAACTCCGAGGACCCATCAATGCTACCATTTGATGCGTTTAATGACTTATTTCAAGATGTGAAATTCGAGGACAAAGAGCCGTTTGACATCGAAAAAGAATTAGGCATTGTTGATTGGTCGACGATACCTAAAGATACCAAGGTTTTAGTATCTCGTGATGGTGAATTTTGGACTAATAGATATTTTAAAGAATATCGCAAAAATTCAGCACAGCCATTTGTTGTATATGCTGATGGTGTAACATCATGGTCGGCAGCTTATGACGGGAATATTGCTAAGTTTGAATATTGCAAGCTAGTAACGGAGGGAAACAATGAGTCAACTTTCTAATTTATCACCAATGTATGATGAGTTAAAAGAGAGATATGATTCTTTAATCGATACTGATGTAGCAGAGGCTTTTTCTTTGATGAAATTAGCATCTTCCTTACAAGCATCATATGAAACAGAGTTAGCAGAACTAAATAGAGAGTTAGTTAAGCAAGAAAGAAAAGCAAGGGCAATGCATGCATTTATTAGTCGGAGTAGTTCGGCAAAGGTAAATGACGGGGATAGAAATGCATTGTGCGATTCAAGAGTAATGAAAGAATGGGAACAACATGAGTCGATACAAAAAGCTTGTAGGTTATTAGAAATAGCCATTAAGTTTATCAGTCGTGTGTACTATGATTGCAAGCTTGTGTATGAAAATTGTTGCAGAGCCATGAGAGATACTGTGAAAGGGGATATGCTAGTTGGGCATGATTAATTCGTTTGAAGAATTAGTGCAAGTTGCTAATAAATTACAAGAAGAATTATTCAATAGATATGGAGAAAATTTAGTTATTGTTTCAGAAAAATACTACGCCATTATGGTGTTTGATGTTGATGGAAAATTAATTTATGTATGGGGGTAGAGTGAATGGATATTACATTTTATAGTAAGTTGTTTGAGTTGGTACTAGGAATTATTGGTACAGTATACGTTTTGTTTTCTGTATTTTTTATCCCACGATTTTATGATTTCTTCTTTGTAAGACCAAAAGCACCGTTCATTGAAGATTTTGGGTATGCGTTATTAGAATCAATTTTGTTATTTCCTCTTTTGTATTGCTGTGTAAAGGTGGTTACTTATGCGTTCAATAATTAAGTTACATGATTATGTAGAGTATAAAGATAAAAAAGGAAAAACTCATATTATGTATGTGCAGTCTATTATGAGTGATAAAAAGGGGGTAATAGAAAAAGTAGGTACTATCGGCATACGTCAAAAATGGGTAGATGCTAAATTATGTAAAGTGGTTGAGAAACCAGAGAAAGGGGTAGAAGTTGAGAGAGGTTAAAGTAAAAAAGAGAGATGGGCGTTTAGTAGAGTTTATGGCAGATAAGATTATCAATGCAATGGCGTCTGCTTATGAAGATGTTTATGGGAAATTTCCAACGGACGATTATTATTGTCTTGCCTCTGATGTTGTATCTAGTATCTTAAAGCAATGTAAATTAGGAAATACACTATGTGTAGAGGAAATACAAGACCAAGTTGAAAATGCATTGATGAATAGTGATTATAAAGATGTTGCTAGAGCCTATATTATTTATAGAAATAAGCGAACAGAGGCGAGGGAACACCCACTCAATAAGACGATTGAGGATATTATTGACAATACAGATGATTATTGGAGTACAGAGAATAGTAACAAGGACTCTAAAATTATTACAACACAACGTGATTATATGGCTGGAGCAATTAGTACTGACTTAATGCGACGGAAAATACTACCTAAACATTTAGTTAAGGCACATGATGAAGGACTTATTCATATCCATGACATGGATTATATTTCTATGAGAATGAATAATTGCTGCCTTATTAACCTTGATGATATGTTACAAAATGGAACAGTCATTTCAAAGGTGAAGATAGATAAACCACATAAATTTAGTACTGCTTGTAATATCGCAAGCCAAGTCGTCGCGGGCGTTGCTAGTTGTCAATTTGGAGGGCAATCAATTACTTTATCTCACTTATCTCCATTTGTGCAGGTCACTAGGGATACATTAAAGAAACAATACCCGTATTTGCCTAGTGGTGAAATTGAAAAAATGACAAAGAGAGATATCGTCGCTGGTATTCAAACATTACAGTATCAAGTTATAACCCTCCAGACCACGAACGGGCAAGCACCATTTGTTACTGTATATATGAATTTGGCAGAAGTACCAGAGGGCAAGGAGAGAGATGATTTAAGCGAAGTAATTCGTGAAATGCTAATTCAAAGGAAACAAGGAGTGAAAAATGAAAAAGGAGTGTACATTTCTCCAGCGTTTCCTAAATTAATTTACGCATTAGATGAATGTAATATTCATGAAAATAGTCATTATTTTTCTATCACTAAGTTGGCAGCAGAATGCAGTGCCAAGCGTTTAGTTCCAGATTATATTTCAAATAAGATTGAAAGGAGATTAAAATCTGGGGATATGTTTCCTAGCATGGGTTAAGTAGTGGCTCATGTAAAACCATGTGAACCTCATGACAAAGAGGGTGTGCTAGAACATAGTGCTAACGGTGAAACCTAAGTCAGTCGATATGGTAATACCGTGCCAAGATACAGAATATGGCGTGAATGGAGTGAATAAGTTATAGGATTAGTGATTATAAAGAAAGCACCAAATTATGCTGTAGATGAGAATGGAAATATATTTAATATAAAAACTGGAAAAGAGATAACGCCTTATGTAGACCAACTAGGGTATTGTCAAGTTATATTAAGGGTTAATAAAATGCCAAAACATTACAGAGTACACAGATTAATGTATGACGCTTTTTTAAATACGTCAAAACCGTTTGTAAATCATATAGATGGAGATAAGACAAACAATAAGCTAGAGAATTTAGAAACAGTAACAAATCAAGAAAATGTAATACATGCATATAATATTGGACTGTATAAAGACAAAAGACGAAGTCACCCTGTTGTAGTTGACAATATGCGTTTCAAGAGTATCCGGGAGGCAAGCAGAGAACTTTGTCTAAACAGAAAACGCTTAACTGGTATTTTAAAGGGATTTATTCCCAACCATACAAAGTTTTTTAATATTACATATTCTGTATAAGGTGTAGAGACTATTGCTGATGAGTGTAGGCAAGTAGGTTGGATATAGTCCCAATCGAAGTGCATGGCAATCATAGAATGATTGAAGAGATAGTCCAATAGGATAACCAGTATAGAAATATACATTCCTATTGTGTAGGTCGTTTTTGAGTGTGGATACTGCTAAGGATAATTTAGCAAAAGCTGGTAACTGGGAAAAACACAAAGGACATAAATATTATGGAAGATTTAACGAGGGTGTTGTTACCCTTAATTTAGTTGATGTGGCGTTAAGTGCTAACAAAGATGTGGATAAGTTTTGGAAACTAATGGAAGAACGGTCAGAACTTGTTCACGAGGCATTACAAATTAGACATAATCGACTATTAGGCACAAAGTCAGATGTTGCTCCTATTCTTTGGCAACATGGTGCATTAGCACGATTAGAGAAAGGAGAAACCATTGATAAGTTATTAAACGACGCATATTCAACAATTAGTTTTGGATATGGTGGTGTGTATGAATGTTGTAAAGCAATGTTAGGAGTTTCACACACAACTGAAAAAGGTCAAGAATTTGCAATGCAAATTTTGCGATTTATGACAGACAAGTGTAATGAATGGAAAGAAAAAGAACATATTGGATACAGTGTGTACGGTAGTCCGATGGAAAGTACCACCTATAAGTTTGCTAAGTGCTTACGTAAACGGTTTGGAGTTATAAAGGATATTACCGACCATGATTATATTACAAACAGTTTCCATGTAAATGTAAGAGAAAATATCAGTGCATTTGACAAGTTAGAAATTGAAAGTAAATTCCAAGAATTAAGTACTGGTGGACTTATTAGCTACGTAGAAATACCGAATATGACGCATAATATCAGAGCATTAGTTCAATTACTACAGTATATGTATGACAATATTATGTATGCAGAAATTAATACTAAGTCTGATTATTGTCAAAAATGCGGTTATGACGGAGAAATTCTTATCAAAGGAGAACAAGGAAATTTATATTGGGAATGCCCAAACTGTGGAAACAGAAATAAGAACACGTTGAACGTCTGCCGGAGGACATGCGGTTATTTAGGTAGCAACTTTTTTAACCAAGGGAGAACAGAGGAAATTAAGGATAGGGTATTACACCTAGATGATAATTAATGAAATACGCAATGATTAAACCTAATGACATAGTTGACGGTATTGGTATTTGTGTATCCTTTTGGGTGCAAGGTTGTTGCCATTACTGTGACGGTTGCCATAATAAAGAAACATGGGATAGAGATGGTGGTATTGATTTACCGCCATCTTACATCGAAGATATTATTCAATTATTACAGAAGAACGGAGTTAAGAGAAATTTAAGTATTTTAGGTGGAGAGCCTTTGACCGAATACAATGTGCCTATTGTGTACATGCTAGTAAAAATGGTTAAAAAAGCACTATCAGATACTAAGATTTTTTTGTGGACTGGGTTCACATTTGAGAAATTATTACATTCAAAAAATAGTTATATCGTATCTCTGATACAGTCGTTAGATGTACTAATTGACGGGAAATTTGAGTTAGAAAATAGAGATATAACTCTTTGGTTAAGGGGGTCGCCTAATCAGAGAGTAATTGATGTACAGGCATCATTGAAAAGCGGAGAGACTTGTTTATTAGATAGAGAGATATATTAATAAAAGGAGAATACTTTGGGGATTAAACTATTAGAATTATTTGGAGGCCTTGGATCGCCAAGAAAGGCATTATGTAACTTGGGTTATGACATTCATTCTGTTGACTATGTGGAGATTGATGAAAAGGCAGTTGCCTCTTACAATGCAATATTTAATGAAAACTATCAAACAAAAAATATAGTCGATATTAGGGGGGGGGAGTATAAGTCGGTTGACGTGCTTGTTCATGGCTCTCCTTGTCAAGATTTTAGTGTAGCTGGAAAAGGACTCGGAGGAGATAAAGGGAGTGGAACGAGAAGTTCCCTATTATATGAAACAGTGAGAATCGTAGAGGAAATGACAGAAAAGCCGAAAATAATTATTTGGGAGAATGTAGTCGGTTTATTACAAAAAAAGAATATCCATAATTTTCACGAGTATATCAAGGCGTTGTCAAAACTTGGATATACAACGTCGTATAAGACATTAAATGCTAGATATTTTAAGAGTGGTCAAAATAGAGAACGTGTATTTACTGTTTCATGGCTTTTAGATAAGCCGTATGATTTTTCTGAATTAAAAGAAACTGGAGAACTTGATATTCATAATATTTTATTATCAAATGTTTCAAGCGAATATAAAGTGACTATGGCCTCCTTACTTAAAAAAATCAAGGGAGTTGATGATTACTCTGGTGCTTTTAGGGGGAAAATAAAAGTTATAGATGATAGAGAAAAATATTGTAACACAATTACAACAAGACAAGATGGTTGTCCTAATTCGGGTATCGTTCCGCTAGATGACGGTGGGTATCGACACCTTACGGAGTTAGAATGCTGGCTGTTGCAAGGTTTTGATAAAGACGATTTTGAAAAAGCAAAATCAGTACAGACTAAAAGAGGAAAATGGTATCGTTCATTATACAAGCAAGCTGGAAATTCCATTTGTGTAAATGTTATGCAAGGTTTATTAAAATCAGTGTTAGGTGAGTTTGATAAAAATAAAAAAGACTTGACAAAAACTAAAACTTATGGTATAATACAACCATAATATTTTTTTAATGTTGTGTTTGCGTAAAATGAAAGTAAATGTTATGAGTATGAAATGAAAGGGGAAAATATGGAGCAGAAAGAATTAAGAATGGGCATTTTGCAATTAATTTATAACGAAGGTTTTAAATTTCTTGCAAGAGATAAAGACAATAGATTGTACGTTTATACTAAACGACCAAAAAAGAAAGATGAATATTGGGACAGTGTTGGAATATTAGAAAGATTGAAATTTTCTGATGAGTTATTTGCAGATATAAGGTTTGAAGATAAAGAACCTTTAAATATAGCAGAAGAAATAGGCATTCTTGATTGGTCAACGATACCTAAAGATACCAAGGTTTTAGTGTCAAGCGACAATAAGCATTGGAAAAAAGCACATTTTGCGGGGTTTGATGAAAAAGGAACTAATAAGTTTATCGTGTATGGTTTTGGCGAAACATCATGGACAGCAAATAGCAGAATTTATGATTTTAAAGTAGATTATAAATACTGCAAGTTAGGGGAGTAGAAATAGAAAATGGACAAGAAAGAATTAAGAAAAGAAATTTTGCAGTTGATGTACGATAAAGGCTATCGATACATCGCAAAAAACGAAAACGGTAACGTACATGTTTATAAGACGTTGCCAGAAAAGAAATGCTCATACTGGACTAACGGGGATTTGTTCGCAAGATTGCATTTCACTGACAATCTATTCGAAGATGTGAAATTCGAGGATAAAGAGCCTTTGAGCATAGCAGAAGAATTAGGTATTGTTGATTGGTCAACAATACCAAAAGACACTAAAGTTTTAGTGTCTGACGATGGAGAGCATTGGTTTAGGGAATATTTTAGAAGGTATGAAGAACACAAAGAAAAACCATTTATTGTATACGCAGGTGGGCGTACATCATGGTCTGTAGCCTATGGTGGACTTTTTGCTGAGTATAAATACTGTAAGTTAGCAGAAGAAATTTAATTATTATTACATTTAATCATTATGAGGAGGAATTGTTATGACAACAGAAGTGATGACATTAAGAGCAGCATTGGGAGAGAAAAAATTACTAGATAAGCAGATTGCCAGACTAGTAAATAGTGATTTTGTCACTAGCATTACAAACAACACTGGTGTTATAAATGGCTTATCAATAATGGAGTGGGACTCTAATGTTAAGGCTACATTACAATCGTTAAATGGAAAAATTAAACGAAGAGAGGCAATCGCCAATGCAATTATGGACGCCAATGTAAAAAACAAGGTATCTCTTCCTAAATTCGTATCTTTGCTAAGCGTAAAGAAAGGTGAAATGGAAGAAATTAGTATGGCGTCAGCGATAGCTAGAAAAAACTACTATCAATTTATTTTATTAGAGTTGCTAGAAAACCTTGACGATAAGGTGGCAAGTGCAAATAAAAAATACAAAGAATTATCCAAAGAGTGTGAGAAAACAGTTATTAATCGACTAAATGTAGAGTTTGCTGGAGTTCAAAATGTATCGACAAAGACAAAAGAAGAGCGAGAAAAAGCAATTCGAGAACAAATAGAACCAAAATACATAGACCCTTGCCAATTAGCTAGTAAAATAACGGCAGCAAGAGAAGTTATTGAAAATTATTTAGCTACTATCGATGCAACACTAGGAACAGCGACAGAAATGACAACGGTTGAAATCAGTTATTAATAATTAAGTGCTAGGTTGACGAATAAAATAAAAAATATACATGACTAGATTTTACCTATTTTGCTAGTAAAACTAAAAAGGCACTAAAAAGATAGAGATGTTGAGACATATTAGCTTCGTACTTACAGAGGGGGTCGTACTTCTGTTTGTGCAAATAGAGAATTGGTATCTAACGGGAATCATTAATCATTAATTGTTACGGTTAAGCCGTTAATCATTAAACCTATTTTTAATTGTTAGTGTTAAACTGTTAATCCAATAATCTCTAATCAATATAAAATCCTACGGGTAGTTTTTGGCTTATCATGTAAGCGTATTATTTTTGTAGTAGGCTGTTAGGTTAGCACTTATATATATTCTTATAGTTTAATGAAAAACAACAACGTAGATGTGAGTTCGAGTCTTGCTAAGGATAAAAATGAAACAAAAATTTAGAAAAAAGCCAATTGTAATAGAGGCGTACCAGACAGATAGAGAAATCATTATTCAGACATTAGAAGGTCCTATGAAAGCCTCTGTTGGAGATTGGATAATTACGGGTATACGAGGTGAGAAGTACCCTTGTAAGCCCGATGTGTTTGAATGCACGTATGAACCAATAGAGTAAAGGAGAGATACAGTGAAAAAGAAATTTATTATTTTTATGTTAACAGTGTTACCCCTGCTAGTGCCACTATCTAAAGTGGGAGCGTACACAGTACAAATGAATGTTAGTGCTTACTGTGAGAGTGGCAATGTTATGGCAAACGGGGAATATCCATATTATGGAGCGGTTGCCAGTGATGACTTGCCATTGGGAACACGTGTAATTATTAACGGTCAAGAGTTTGTTGTATGCGACCGTTTTGGTGGTGGCTATACAAATAGACTAGATATTTATATGCAAGATTACAATGATTGTATTCAATTTGGCAGACAGTGGTTATATGTAGAAGTATTATAAGGAGAAAAAGCATGGTACTATATGAGAACGATAAACACTTAACTAAAGCCTACAAAAAACATGATGGTGTAGTAACAGAAATAAAACCAACGGATAACACATTTTATTATAAGGGACAACGTGTTGTCATGGTTGATGTTACGTATATTGCAAAAACGGCTGATGGAGAAAAAGTAGAAAAACATTCAAAGGAATGCATGAAAGGGGAATAAACGGTATGAAATATAACATTACAATAGACGACATTAACGAATTAGAAACAATAACAGACCGTTTATATATGTTGGCAAAACATATCAAACAGAAACGAACATTTGAAGAAAATGAACCTATGATTTTTGCAGAAAGTATTGATATTTGTTTTAAAGATGTAATTGACAAGTTATGGTCATTACAAAAGGCGTTAATGGTTGAAAAGTAGGAGGAGAATTAGAGAGGAACATATGATAAAAATAGAAAATGTAGATGTGTACGGTTGGAAAACAGCACTAAGAGGCATGAGAAATCCAATGAACAGTTGGAGAAAAAACGATACAAAAGAAGTAAAAGCGGAAAATAACTATACTTTACAAATTGGCTATGATGACTTAAATCTTGCTATAACACTTTGTAAAGCTGGTAGAGAACATAGAAAATTCTTACGTCAAGTGTATGTATCCTTTGACATTACCGCCCCGCTTTACTGGTGGAAAGAATTTGACACATATAAAATTGGCGTTACTAGCAATAGCTGTTCTACTATGCATAAATTACACGAGAAAGAAATCGAAGATACCGATTTTAGTTGTGAATGGTTGACTAATTTAGACAATGCTTACATTGATTTTTTACGGTATTTAGAATGTGTTGAAAACACGAGAAAAAAATATGTAGAAACAAAAAGCAAAGACTATTGGGACGCATTAATTCAAATGTTGCCGTCAAGCTATAATCAGAAAAGAACAATTATGTGTAATATGGAGGCATTACTAACAATGGTCATGCAACGTCGCAATCATAAATTAAGAGAATGGAACACATTTTGCAAAAAGATGAAAGAAAACGTACCATTATTACTTGATATTGTGGAGGCGGTAGAGAATGAGAAATAGAGGTTTTGAACCAGTTATAACAGTAAAAGAAGATGATGTAAAATTGCCAACACGTTCGACAAAAGGAAGTGCTGGTTATGATTTTTATGCAGCAGAAGATGTGATTATTCCTAGTGTTTGGTCAAATTTAGGAAAGCCAAAAACGATATTTACAAATGTTAAAGCATACATGAAAGATGATGAGGTATTGCTGCTATACAATCGGTCAAGTAATCCGATAAAAAGAGGACTGGTTGTTGCAAATAGTGTAGGAGTTATAGATAGTGATTATTATTCAAATGAAGATAACGACGGGAATATAGGTATCACGTTTTATAATTTTTATCCGTTGACAGTAAAAATTAAGAAAGGCGAGAAGATTTTTCAAGGTGTTTTTCAAAAATTTTTAAAAGCGGATAACGATAGTGCCAATGGTCATAGAATTGGCGGTTATGGTAGTACGGGCGTTACGGATATTATTCAATAGGAGAGAATATGTTACATTATTTTACAATTGATTATGGAAATACGGGGACATTTTATAATGTAATCATAGATGGTGGAACAAGGGAACAATCGGAAACATATTTACAAAAGCAATCAAGAAATGTGATGTATTTAAAATCACTAGATGAAACTAGGAAATACAAGCATTGCAAAGATTTAGGTTTTGGAAAATTGTTTCATTGTCAGTTTACGGGGAAAATTCCCAAAGGAGTAGAAAAGGACACGAGGTTGACTTTATTAGATGAAAGATAGAATGATAGAACATGCATTTTATCTATACGAACAACAAGGTGATAAATGTATTCATGAAATAAATAGAATACAACGACAAGCGGAATATTTAACGGATATTAATCAAAAACGATTGATTGATAAAATCACCGCAAAACTAGAGAACAAAATAAGCATATCACCAGAGGAAATATTGATAGAGAGAGAAAGAAAAGGGAAAGTATTACATTTTATACAGTGGATAAAAAAATTAGTAATCAATGAATTAGGTATAGATGATTGGAAGCTTTGGAGAGATAAAAATTTATACGGGGAAAATGCTAGTACATTAAGTAAACGATATAAGTTAGATAAAAAAGACGTGTATAAAAACAATAAAAAAACATATCGATTGATACGCAATGCAATCCCCTTATACAGCAAAGAATTTGGAGATATAAAGGAGTATTTACAAAATTGATAAATTACATGTATTTAGATGTTGGTTTTGGTTATAAGTTGGCAGTCAATGAGATTTATGCATTGCTGCCTATCAACATTTTATCAGTTAAAAACTTGGCACTTGAAAAGCGAAAACAAGGAAAAATGATACGGGCGACAAAGGGGCGTAAAGGGCGTTCATTGTTACTGCTAAAAAATGGTATGGTGTGCGTATCAGCGTATACTACAGATGAAATAGTGAATAATATTCATGAATTAAATATAGTCAATCGTAATGGGGGAAAGTTAGACGATGAGTAACGACAAAGAAGTTAAACATACAAGAAATAGAGGGCGACCAAAAAATCCTAAGACAACAGCAAAGCAAGAATTATACGCACGAACATTTGTAGAAACTGGCAGCAGAAAGATAGCGAAAGAAACAGCGGGATATAGTACATACAGAGGACCAGAACAAAACAACAAAATACAATTTTTAATAGAAAAATACAAAAAAAAAATGGAAACAAAATTCATGGATAAAGCAGAAGAAATTGCTGACAACCTTTATTCACTAGCAAAAAATGCAAAATCAGAGCAAGTGAGATTAGGTGCTAGTAAAGATTGGTTAGATAGAGCAGGACTTGCACCAGTCAATAAATCAGAGATTGAAACTAAAAAAGTGATTAGTACAGAGAGCCAAATATCAAGAGAATTAGTTGACCGCTTAAACGGCTTGAAAGCAAAAAAAAATAGGACGGGGAAATAAATCCCCGTCCCTTTTTTTATTTTATAATCCTATAATCATGTAATCCCTTAGTCCTAACTAGTCCTGCTATTTTATTATCATTGTATAAAACTTTCATACAGTCCAATATTTCATAGCATTCTTTCTTATTATCACATTCAAATACATTTCCATTACATTCAATAATATACATGTATTACCTCCTAGAAATAACATATAAACTGACCGACATTTATGTCGGTCAGACAAGCAGAAACCTAGCTATATTCTACGTTTATAGTCTCTTAAATATACATATATTACCTCCTACTCCATAATGTAATCAATAATCGCTTGTTTAGTCATATTACTTGCTAGTCTATATTCATCAATACTATCTTTAGCATACAAATAATAAATATAACAATCTTCTGTTTGAGATAGTCTATGTATCCTATCTTGTGATTGTACTAATAATGATGGTGACCACGGATACTCAATAAATACAGCTATGTGAGCAGATGTTAATGTCAAACCTACCGCACCTGCCAATAAACTACATACAATAATTTTACTATCACCGTTTTGAAAGTTATCTATATTTTGCTGCCTATCTCTGACTGACTGACCGCCAATAATATAACTAACCTTTTCATCTTTGAACGCATCAACTATTTTCATAGTAATATCTCTATGGTGAGTGAATACTACAATCTTATTTTCTGATTGCAACTTGTTTTTGATAAAGTCGATAGATAAATCAAACTTACATAATAGCACATCTTTATCTTGACGTGCGATATCTTGAAAACTTGTGGGCAACGGCTGTTTCACATCAATTAATGGTACATTAACAATATACTTTTTTGGTAATTGATTGCCTAAAATTGATTTTTTACGACGTATAATCATAGGTAAAAATTTCTCTTTCAATTCATCAAGATTAGAGAAACCTTGATAGTTTACCCCGTACCTAGTCAACGTATTACCGCAATATCTATTTAAAAAATATTCCTTACTGTAAAACCGCTGCTGCCAACCTAAAATTTCAATCAAGTGCCATAATTCAAGAGGACGATTAAGAATAGGCGTTCCCGTTATTAGAATTTTAAACGGTATACGCTTACTTAATTCCAACGCAATTTTACCTCTAATAGAATTAGAGGTTTTTAATACGTGAGCCTCATCAAATATTACTTGCTTAAAGCCTCTATCGTATAAATCATATTTGTATTTTACTAAACTTTCATAATTAATAATGACTATATCTCTTTCAATATCATCAATTTCAGTGTTTACACCTCCAAATTTTTTAAACTCTTCACGCCAATTTATTTTCAATGAAGCAGGGCAGACTACTAGAATAGGATATAGTGAACGACGTAAAACAGCTACAATCGTAGTAGCTGTTTTACCTAAACCTTGTTCATCACATAACAGTTGCGATGAATCACGCAACAATAGATTCACACCATCAACTTGATAATCTTTTAGTTTAATCATCAAACACCGCCTTTCTATAATGATTATTTAATTCGACTATTGACAACTCATAATCAATAGTATCCATCAACTTATCTTCTAATGTTATTTCTTCAAAGTCTATTTCTAATTTACGCATAACGACCGCCCCCGAACGTAGAACAACATGCGATATCTCCTATTTTATTAATTTGTTCGTCAAGTTTAGAAACAACTAATACAATGTAATTATTGCTAACCTCATACTCATACACATCTATAAAATCCTGATATAAGCTATCCTCTAATTTTTCTACAAGTACCTCAATTTCATCATCAGTCATACCACTTACCGGCACTGTTATATAGTCCTCCGAATATGCATAGTAGTCGCAACCATAATAATCAAAATATGAATGCTTTTTATAGCTACTATTAGAGTAAAGTATTCCACTCTCTTTGGACTGTACCCAATCACCTATAATAGCAGCACGTCTATAATCCATGACAATATATCTACAGTCAAACGCACGTACTATCAAGTCTTGTACTTTCTCATTGAAGATAGTATCTTGCAACGGGAAAATTATATCTTTATTGAATTTCATAGTATCAGAATAATCCGCTTTTAAGCCTTTTTTAGGGGCGAACTCTGATAATATACCATTATGTACCATACCTTTTTGACTATACACATCAAGCCGTTTCATTTTCTTGAAATCATTACAAACGGGGAACGGATGACAAATACCTTGACTTACCGCCCCACTTGTAGCAATCCTAAAATGAAATACACGGTCTATATCGTCGGATAATTTTTCAGCAGCAGACCATAACTCATCAAACGTCATAAAGCCTTTCTGTATGTGTATCATTTTCTTATCTCTTTCTTGATACATAATCCCGGCACCGTCCGGGTTATTTAAAAAACATTCCATAAATTCTTTCTTATTTAACTTTCTTCCTTTTTCTACATACGCTATTACACACATATTAGTACCTCCATTTTTTTAATAATTAAATCAGTGAATAGAAAAGGGGCGTTATTGCCCCCTAATTTTTACCACTGTAAACGGTCCATTTCATTTAATAATTCATTATAGCCTTTTTGATTTGCCCTCTTTCTAATTTCAAAAAACCCGATATTCATATCGTCATTAGCAATATCAGTAGTAATATCAACAAATTGGAGAACACTTTTCAAGTGATTAGAGTCACCGGTCGAATTGAATAGTCTAAATTCAATCGTATCATCATTCGTGATATTTACAGCTTGATACCGATTGCCTTTATCGTTCGCTGCTTGATACCAGTCTAAAGGGGTATAGTCAGCGTCCCATTCTACATAGTCCGCCCATTGGGCTGCTTTTTCTTCATCTCTTTGGGCGAACTCCATAAGCTCCTCATAATAGTAACTATAAAACTTGATAAGTTGTCCGATGTTCTCTTCATCTTTGAAAAATGAGCGTGAAACATGAACATGTAAGCCACCGTTATAGAACTCATCATAGCCATAGTCTAACGCCCGCTCTATAACACCGTCCCAGTCGATTTTATGTAAGTGATAATCAATAGTAGCAGGGTGAGAAATGACTTCAAATCCATAACTTAATGAACAATCGTGCATTGCATAGAGAGGTTCATTGTCTAGTATCTCTCTTGCGTTGTCGTCGTCCTCTCCACCGCCTTGCAATTCTAATTCGACTCCTAGGTATTTCACACCATTGACCCCACGTGATTTCACGTTGTCAACATCATAAAATTTTAAATCGGGCGTATCGTGGTAATTCCTAATAAAGCGTGGTTCTGACTCTGTATATTCGTATTGGTCATCGTTCCAATAATAATGACGGTCACCACACGACGAACAAATCGAATTTTGTTCGACATCACCATAATCATCCCTAAAATCGTAAAGGTCATCACATCTAAACCACTCTCCACATTCCCGACATCGTTCAAACATCCCCGAATTTCTTAGAGTATCATAGGAGATATAGCTATTTTCACACTCTATCCATTCACAACTATCATCTTCATAATAGTCACCGTCCCACTCACACCACACATAATAATCATCAACGCAACCACTACAAGTGATTCCATCGATAGTACTAGTAGTATCATCTTCATCAACGATATAACCGCAATATTGACATACTATATACCCGTCGCAATCTCCATCGATAACAGCTTGACGCGTATATAAGACATCATCAACTATGACATAATCTTTATTTTCTCTAATATCTCTATTGTTGATAATTTCTTGTGCTTGTTTAGCTTCGATTTCAAAATAAGTTTTCATGGTTTTCTCCTATTCTATGCGTGTTACGCACTCTAAAAATAAAATTTATAAATAAAAAAGGGCGTATTCACGCCCTAAAAAATAAACTAGTAATTAGTCCACCGCCCTTTTACCTTACTTGCGACGATATCGTCGGTGCATATATCCCACGCCAATTCTATATCGTCGTCATAATCGATATCGGGGTCGCCATAGAACATATTTATTATCGTCGACTTATCATTGGCAATACGTCGATATAGATGCGTTGCCTGCCATTTACCACCTTGCACACTGTTAGACCTAACACCTATGCAATGTATGGGTCCGCTTGCCTTAATATCATTGTTATAAACAACGACGATAAAATTATATTTTTTCATTTTTTTACCTCCTAAAATTTACATATTAAAAAGGGCGTTTTCACGCCCTTGAAATAACCTATTAAACTAACCCGACAAAGTCGTCCTCTAGGGCGTAGCCGTAGCCTGTACGTCCCCATAAATAATAGTGATTTTCATATGGAACTATAATAGACCCTTCTTTGGCTAGTTTCTCCCCTAACCATCTAGAAACCACCCAATATTGCATGACTTCCGCCCCTATTTGTTCGTATTTCTGATACTCTTGAGCTTCTAGGTCGTCAATATCAATCACATCACTAACATCAATCTCATTGTAATGTGCCTTTTTTAATGCTTTTATAGTGCTATTAACTAAAGCTAGTACCTCATTGTCTTTAATCATTGTAGCTTTCTCTTGTCTGTCCATTTCTTTCATGGCTTTTGCTCCTATCCGTACGCTTTCAAGCGTACAAAAAATAAACAATAAATTCTCACATAAAATAGCTAGTATGTGAGAACACTATATATAGATATATAAGCTCTTAAATCAAGCCTACATATCAAGTGATTAATTTAACCACTTAATAAGAGATACTATAAGCACATAGTACCCCCTATAAACAGTTAAAATGCACTATATTGAAAGCTCTAACCCGTCTTATGCTAATTGGGATTTTTTATAGATATTGCCATCTATCTATAGCGGGCAACTCTTACGTTTATCATGACGCCCGACTGATACTACCATGTAGTAACCACATACCCTCATATGAGAGCTATTCAATTATCAGAGAACTATAGGTTGTTTCAACCTATGGCTACACTATATAAGAGAACTGAAACTATACTATAAAAGCTATAAACGTGCATGAATACTAGGTTTATAGGCTATATAGAGTAATAGTAGTAAATAAAGGGGGGTATAGGAGTAGGGCTTCGCATATGGTGAGGCGAGGGCGAGGGCAGGATATAAAGAGATGTTAGACTCAAATATAGGTATTAAGCACAAATATAGATGTTAGGTACAAACATAGGTATAGGTTTAAATATAGACACTGAATAGAAGTTAAATACTGGTGTTGGTATTCTTATATATATAGTTTGTTAATAAAGAAAGAGAATTTACTGGTCAATTTTTTGAAAAAATAGAGCATATTACCGTAGAATTTACCTCTACAAATAAGAAAAAGACTGCGAAAACAGTCCTTTTTGATAGTTTTATACAATTTTTATGAATATTATTGAAGAAAATGCGGTAATGTATCTCATATTTGTGAATATCTATTCAAAACAGAGAGGGGTGGGGGTTCTTTTTTGCCCCCTTTTTGCTAATATTGTTTTCCCTCTAAAAAATTTTTTATATTTTCAAAATGTTCATTTAATAACAGTGATAATCAAAATCATCATTCACTCTCGTATATATGTAGAGAGGGTGGTGAATAAGGATAGATATAAAAGAACAAGTAGCACAAGCGTATGAGTTAGCAAGAAATGATTTAATTGCTTTTAAGCAATTGTTTATGCCAATAGAAGATGAAGAGGAAAAGCCACCAGCATGGTTTCATAGAGAATGGTGCAATATCCTTATGAATGGTAAAAATCATTATGCCGTAGAGGGTTTCCGAGAATCGGGTAAATCAAGTTACGTGCTAAGAGCATATCCAATACATTCACTTGTATTCCCATCTAAGGATAGACAATACATAGTTATTATCATGTCTAACCAACGAAGAGCCTCACGTAAGCTTAAAGAAATTGCTAATGAATATTTAAGTAATGAGTTATTTAACTTAAACCTTGTAAAGGTAAACGAACAATCAGAAAAAGCCTTTGAGGTGGTAGTAAAGGATAACGGTAGTGAAATTACTGTTCGTTTGGAGGCGTATGGTAAAGGTGGTTCTGTCCGTGGTCTAAACTGGAATGACCATAGACCAAATATTATATTGATAGATGACCCACAAGATATTGCCGATGCTCAATCGGATACAGTACAAGAAAGTGATTATGAATGGTTTCTATCAGATATTATCTTCCTTGGTAGAAAAACAAGGATATTCTTTATTGGTAATAACCTAGGAGAAAAATGCTTAATTGAACGTGTTATTTCTAATAAAGAATTGTTAAACTTTGATGCTGCCCGAATACCAGTATTGAATGAAGAGGGTAAATCAAATTGGGAAGAGCGTTTCCCAGTTGATGAGGTATTAGAAGAAAAAGAAAAGTGGCGTAGGCTTGGAACACTTGATATTTGGGAACGAGAAAAAATGTGCATTGCAATTTCCCCAGATAGACAAATGTTCAAGAAAGAGTACTTTAAATACTACGCTCCTAATGAGTTAAAATTAGAAGATTGTTCTGTGTATGTGGCAGTCGATTTGGCGATTAGTGAAAAAGAAACCGCTGATTATACCTCTATATGTGCAGTAGCAGTAAATGGAGAAAACCAATGGTTTGTATTAGATATAGATTATGGTAGATATGACCCATCACAAACGATTGACGCCATATTCAAAATGGTAACTAAATATAGACCTATTTACGTTGGTGTAGAAAAAGTCGCTTATCAAGCGTCAGTTAAACATTACCTTGAAAAAGAAATGCCTAAACGTAATATTTGGTTTACGGTTAAAGACTTAGAGGCACAAGGTAAAAAGGAACTACGTATTAGTGTATTACAACCTAGGTTTAAAACTGGTAATATTTGGTTTCCTATGGGTGGGCAATTCTTAACAGAATTGGAAAGTGAATTATTAAGTTTTCCAAAAGGAATACATGATGATTTACCAGATAGCCTATCGTATATTAGTCAAATAGCAATTCCACCAGTCAATTCGTATTCATCTGTTTGTACTGATGATATTCCGTATGGTGGTGCATTATAGTTAAAGTAAAGGAGCAATAATTGGAAGTTATTGATGTTACAGGTCAAGAGCAACAAGCAAATGTTCCTACAGTACAAGAAGTCGATAAAACGATTAACAGAATTATACAAGCCGATATTCGACGAGCAGAAGAATACCAGCAGTCTGTTATTGAAAAAACAGTAAAAGAGCGATATGAGATATACTACGCTGACAAAGAGTATTACAATAAGAAATTCCCTAGATTGTCAAAAGTATCCAGCTTAGTTTCTACTGACGTAGCAGATACGATTGAATGGGCGTTGCCATCTCTTATGAAAGTATTTACTGGTTCTGATGAAGTTATTACAGTAGCGGGTGTAACAGAAGAAGATGATACAAAAGCTGAAATTATGAATGAACTACTTGTGTATCAGCTACAACGTCAGAATAAGTTTTTTCCTCTCTTGTATGATTGGATAAAAGATGCCTTGATTACTGGTGTTGGTATTATTAAATGTTACTGGGAACGTACAGAGGGGTTCACTCCAGAAACAGTTACTGTTAATATGAGAGCCTTACAAGCGTTACGTGACACTGGCGTACAAATTACCAACATAGATGGACCAGATGTATTGGGAGATTATACAGTTACATATAATTCTCCGTATTACATAAAAAATTCACCAAAATTAGAAAAGATTTTGATTAATGAATTTCTGTATTCGCCAGACGCCAAATCATTAGATGAGGCTAACTTTGTGGCACACAAAAAGAAAGTAACAATGAGTTACTTACGAGAACGTCAACAACAAGGGGTGTATGCAAATGTAGATAAAATTAATCCAAAATCTGGTAATACCTCATGGCAAGTAGACCAAGTGGAACAAGTTGTTGGAGATAACTATACTCCATTTGATACCTCTGAAGAAGAAGAGGCTAGAACAGAAGTTACTATCTATGAATGCTATACAAAAATTGACGTAGATGGCGATGGCATTTTAGAGGATATGATTATTACCGTATGTGATAATGTTATTTTACGTATGGAAGAAAATTATATGGGTAGACACCCATTCTTTTCTATTTCTCCAACAAGGGACCCTCATAGAGTATGGGTAAAACGTTCTTATGCCGAGTTAATTGGTGAATTACAAGATTTAAAAGTGGCGTTAACACGTCAAATTATGCAAAATATTGCACTTACGAATGACCCTAAAATGATTTTAAGTGAAGATGCTATCAATATCGACGACTACATTAAGGGTAGACAAGTTATTCGTAAGAAGCCGGGACACGTTATGAGTGATGTGGCAATGTCAATGCCAGTTAATCAGCTTGCACCGTATACATTCGAGTTTTTGGAGTATGTAGAAGGACAAAAAGAGTCAAGAACTGGTATTACACGATATAACCAAGGCTTAGACGCTCATTCTCTAAATAAAACGGCCACGGGTATATCGGCTATTCTGGGACAAGCGTCACAACGACTCGAACTAGTGGCACGTATGTTTGCAGAAACTGGTATTTATGAGTTGTTCCGCTTTATGGTATCTCTAAACCAAAAATTTATTGACCAAGACACTGTTATCCGACTAACAAATAAAGAGCTAACAATTAGTCCGGACGATATTAATGGTAATTTTGATTTAATTGTTAATGCTGGTATCAGTATTTCAACAAAAGAGTCAACCATTATGACGTTGCAGACCATGTTAACCGCATTAATGCAAACAAATGCTGCCGGGTATCAAATAGCAACGCCAGAAAATATTTACAATTTATTTAAAAAATGGATTGAGTCAGCTGGCTTTAAAAACTATGCCGACTATGTAACAGACCCAGCCGTTATACAACAACGTGCAATGATGGAATTAGCTTTGAAACAGAATGTATTGGCTCAATTACCACCAGACGCATCACAGTATTATGCAACGTATGGTGTATTACCGGCTCAATACTTATTGTCATTACCGCCAGAATTACAAATCTTATTTGGAGGTGCTGGAAATCAACAAGGAACAGATGGAATTACACAACAAGCAGGACTTAGCCAACAAGGTAGCGTTGGCGGAGGGGGCTTCGGAGGCGTTAACCTTTCTAGCGGATTGGGAAACGATTTACAACGAGTGGATAATCAACAACCTCAAAACGTGCCGCGTGGAGGAAATGGAGCATTACAGGAACCTTCTAGTGGCGTCGGAGGCTTTTAAAGGCTATTTAAAATCTATTATTAATGCTGGGGCAATCGCAGAAGAAGATATTAAGGAATTAGCTAATGACTACCTTGGTTATTCTTCTTTCGCCTCACGTTATTATCCAGAATAGGAGATGGGAACGATTTCAAACATACGCTTTTTAGACAAAAATGACGTTGTGTCGAATTACAAAGATGCAACCGATAGAATGAACCAATTACAGTCAAATGGCTTGGCTAGAACACCTAGCACAAATGCAACGGCAACTGCTGATGGTCGTTGGCGACCGTCAAGTATAGCAGCAGCACCTAATTGGTCAGAATACAATAAAATTAAATTTGCTGGCAGTGATACCAGTGGACAGCCAACTACATTAGCCGATTACAATGACTTAAATAATTATAATAAAGGCAACCAAACAGAAACATCAAGAATTAATGACGCGATTGCCTATAACATGGCAAACAAGCAATTAGAAAATGCAGAAAATGATTTAATTAATGCTAAATTAGACCCTAGTAAAATTGACCCTAATACGGGCAATACATTAGGTTTCCAAGAAAAAATTAAAGCAATTTTAAATCAAGGAAATCGCAAATTTGAAGAGGCACAGCACCCTAATGTGGGGAGTAAAATATCAGAAGTTGTTGCTAGAAATCAAGCAGCATTAGACCCTAGTATGAAATGGATGCACCAAGACCCATTGGCAGAAAATATGGGGTATGCGTGGAATCCAGAGGCAATGAAACAAGCTGGATTAACAGATGACGATATTGCCGATTATCAATCAATTCGTGATATGCACCCTCAAATGATAGAGGACTTGTATAGAAGAGGATTTTTAAAAGCACCATATCGGGAATATTTACAAAATATTTACCCTAATTATGATGATTAGTCTAAACTATAGAACTACACGATAGGTAATTACATTGAATAACCCTTAACGGGACTCATGAAAGGAAAGATACATGAACAATTTTAAATTTGATTTGCAATTATTCGCAGAAGAACCAGCAGGAGCGGAACAAGAAGTGGAACAACCAGTTACAGAGGACTCCACTAGTGAAAATGATGACAGTGATTTTTTAATGGGAATTGACGATAACGGAGATTTTGTTTTTAATTCCAACGCTTTTAATGAAGATACTGAAAGCAAAGATGAAACTGATGGTCAACCAGAAAGTAAAGAGCCAGCTACTCAAACCGAGGAACCAACAGAAGAGCCTGAGCAGACGTATATTGTTAAAGTCGATGGAAAAGAGGAAGAAGTTACTCTCAATCAGCTATTAGAGGGGTACATGCGACAATCAGATTATACCCGTAAAACACAACAATTAGCTGACGAACGACGTAACATGCAACAACAACATCAACCACAAAGTCAACCAGTGCAACAACAAGTATCGCCACAGCAAGTGCCACCTCAACAAGGACAAGGAGTACAAACTCCACCCTCACAGCAATTTACGCAAGCTGACTATTACAAGCAGTTATCAGAGTTTGCTAAAGAGGCGGTAAGAGAAACAACTGGCGAAACGTATGACCCATACAATGATTTACATAATGCCATCTTTTCAAATGCGATTGCAGACGTTAAAGCAGAAATGTTCATGCAACGACAAGCAGAGCAAGAAAGAATACAAGCTGATAATCAATTCAGAGAACAACTAGGTAAGTTCACGAGCGACCCTAACTTCCATGAAATTGATGTGTTAGCACAACAAAAACTGAATAGTCTACCATACTCCGATGCTATTAAAATTCAAGAGGCTTTTAATAGACGTGATTGGAGTATCATTGACCCATACTTAACCGCAGTTAGAAATGAATACTACGGTCAAAATCAAGTACCTAGTATCCGCCCTAAACCACAAACGCAAGAAAAACCTAAAGCAAACCCACCATTCGTTGAAAGTGCTGGTGTAGCAGAAAGAAACCCAGATGCAAGTAAGAAAGTGTACGAATTGAATAATTTAGGGAAAATGACGAATGATGACTTGGCGGATATGTTTAGTAAAATTGGATTAACGAATTTATAAAAGGAGATTTATTTAACTAATGGCAAAAGATAAAGCAGTGTTGTCTTTTAATGTTGTTGGTAGAGTCGAAGATATGAATGATTTAATCACTTCTATCGACCCAGACCAAACATTATTGACAAAACGATTTGGTAAAACAACAGTAACTTCTACAGAACATGGTTGGTTGACAGATTCTTTACGACCAGCAATGAAAAATGCAACAGTTGAGGCACATGACTTTGATACACGTGAGGCAATTCCACGTAAACGTGCGTCTAACTATACGCAACAATTTGAACATGGCTACACTATCTCTGATACTACACAAGCTATCAAGAAATATGGCGTGCGTGATGAATTAGCATATCAAATGGTAAAAGCGACTAAAGAAATTGGTCGTGACCTTGAATATGCAGTAGTAAAAAATGCAACTAAAACATTGGGTGATAACTCTACACCGGGTGAAATGGGTGGTATTGCTTACTTCTTAGGCGAATACAAAGATGTTACCGTAGATGCCCAAGGTGTATTTACTACTAATGAAAAACACAAATTCGTTGTTGGTGATGTAATTAAATTAGCAATGAAAACTGGCACATTGGATAGTAAATTTGTTGCCAATAAACCGTACTATGTACGACCTAAAACAGCAACTACATTTACAATTCATGCAACAGAACAAGAGGCACAAGCTGATACTAATCCAGTTAAACCAACTTCCGCAGTAAGTACTGGTTTACAATACACTTATAACAATATTACTGATGTTTCTCTTAAAAAAGAAAAAGGTGAATTTACTTTTGATTCCTTGAATGATGCTATGCAAGACGCATGGAATCGTGGGGCGTCCATTGATATGGCAGTTATGAGCGGTGCAAATAAACGTAAAGCATCTACATTTACCGCAAATACTGTAAAAAATCGTAACCAAACTGATACAAAATTAACACAAGTAATTGATGTTATTGAAACAGACTTTGGCATGATTGACTTGGTAGCACATCGTATGTATGATGACGACGTTGTCGACTTGTTAGAATTACAATATTGGAAATTGGGTTACTTAATTCCATTCCATGTTGAAGATGTACCACGTAAAGGTACTTATAAAGAAAAAGTAATCACTGGCGTGGCTACATTAGAATGTACCGCTCCTATTGCAAATGCACGTATTAAAGGCATTACAGCATAGTGAACTTATTATGGGGGTAGGAAACTACCCCCTTTTCTTTGTATAAGGGGGTATTAATTATTAGATTACATACAGACGTTGAAATAGATAAAGACGAATGGAGAGTTCATCATGAATATGATGAATATGATGTTTTAAAAGAACTTAAAGAAGAAAGAAATTCTATGACTGGTGGCAAGGTAACGGGCGAGGGTAAATGTATTGCTAGAATACCTAGACACCGTTTTTTGTCTGATTTTGAATTACAAATGTATGACCAGTATAGAGGAAAAGATAACCAAGAGGCAGAATTATGGATGCGTAAATGGTTATTTAAACACCCAGAATTTAGAACAACGGCTGGCACTAGAGGGAACGGATTATGATTCTAGTAAAAGATGTGATACAGTCCATTCTATATGACAAAGGGGAAATGTATGCAAGAAAGCACAGCAACGAGGAATTAATTAATACGATTAACCTTGTGCTTAATTATTTAAACTTGGCACTGATTAATGCCGATTCAGATTATATCGTTAAGGAAAAGGATATAAAGTTAAAAAACGGGAAGGCATTAGTTCCAGAGGACTTTGTCAAACTAAAAGGAGTGGAATCACAAGATTATAATGGTAAAACAAAAGTATTGGGTCATACACTTTATTTAGATAGTGATGAAACTATTTCTTACTTTTACCAGATACCAAAAGTTTTAACAATAGAAGATGAAATTGATTTGCCGTATTTATTCTTTGCTCTATTAGTTCGGTATGCTGGTGGTATTTTAGATGGAGCAATTCAATCGGACACCTTAGCAAACGCTCTAAGTGGAGAGGTACAAAGAATGACACAGTCGAATACGGTAGGTCCGATTATTCGACCAATGCAATTTTATGTGTAGGTGATGTATGATTACAGTTAATGAAATTTTAATTACAATTAGACAGCGACTGGGAGATATGAATAAAATTAGTTTCAGTGACTCTGAACTTATCTATTGCTTAAATAATGCAATTGATAGATTAAGTGCTGAACTAATCAGTCAGTTTAACCCAGAAATGATTAAGAAATTTACTGTAAAGGGACAAGAGGGTGGAATGAAACCAGATGACTTTGTGGCAGTGAGAGGTCAATATCCGATTGAGTGGAAAACGCAAAGTGATTTTAGTGTAAAAGCAGTACCACTTGACAGTGATTATGATGAAGATATAGAGGTTAGCTATTTTGCTAGACGCCCTCATGTAGAAAAGTTAGAAAATACAATCCCATTTACAGACCCAGTCCATCAAAAAACATTGGTTACATATACGTTATATGATATCAAACCATCTTCTGAAAATTCACAAGGAGCAAACAATGACGGTTAAAGAATTGATGGATAAGGCAGCACTAAGAAACAGACTAAGCGATAGCCTAGAAACTGGCTATGATGATGATGAATTAATCGCCTATATTAATGATGCTATTAACTTTATGTGGCACGTATTAATAGACAATAACTACTACGAGGTTATTGGAGATATCACGTTTAAACAAACTGAAAATGATATACCAGATGATTGGTATCGGGTAACAAACCAAGCACCACTGCTATTACAAAATAATAAAATAATTGTGTATGGTAATGTTCCTTTAACAGTTAGGTATTATCGTAAGCCACAATTTGTTAATGCCGTTACAGATGAATTACCAATTAAAAATGAGGCGTTTAATAATATTCTGACACAGCTAACTGTAATTGCTGCCATGAGTAACCATGAATTTAACATGGACGTAGAGCAAGATTTTGTAGAGGCTATTATTGGCTTGTTATAAGGAGGAATATGGCAGACAATCCTAATAATCTACCGTCCACTATACAAGGCGATGGTAGAAAATTTATTTCATTATTAAAGAATTATTTAAAAGACGTAACAACGGTAGTTGATGATATATACACCATTCTAGGAAAAGAAGATGGCTCGCCCACAGAAATAGATGGGCAAATTAAGAATGTAAGAGTCACAGAAAAAACTGTGGGTGATGCGGTAGTACTTGATATATCGTGGAATAAAGACGATATAACTCATTACAGTGGTGTTAATATTTCTGTAAAAGAGAATAATGGATACCATACAAAGTTATGGAAAGACATTGAAGTTACAAGGCGATACCGCACTGGCAATGTAACGAGATTTACATTAGAAAATATTGTAGTTGGGCATAGCTACCTAATCACAGTCCAAGGCAGAGATAAAAATGGGAGCATATCAAAAGAAGAAAAAGCACCAGTCATTGAACATTATGTATCCCCAGATAGCCATACCCCATTACCGCCATATGACTTTACAGTTATATTCGATAAGAGGGGTACTTATTGGCATTGGAAACAAAGAGATAATAATGGCTCACAATGGTCAGAACTGCGATTAGACGAGCATGTAGGAGAAGAGCATAACCGCTTAGATGTAACAACTGATTTATATTCTAATGCAGTACCTCCAGTAAGAACTGGTAAAGCGTACTTATACAATAAAGGGATTGGAAATAGCTATACAAAACCAGTGATTCTTGACTTTGCTAAACCAGTCCCACAAGCACCAAGGAATATTGTTGTGAAACCAGTGTTCGAGGGATTAACAATTACATTTGATGAAATACCAGAAAATTGTAGCGGAGCAAACATCTATGTAAATGGAGAAAAATTCTCATTGAAAACAAATTCATTCGTGTATAATTGTTCTACTGGAGAGTATACTATCAAGATTTGCTATACCGATTCATTCGGAGAGGGAGAATTTAGTAGTCCAGTAGTACAAAACACGTTGGAAGAAATTCCACCAGATGCGGTTCATATTACAGATAAGACAGTATTCGACAATGGCGTTATCGTTGCCAAGTATATTGGCGACAAAGCGGTTGTGGGTACTAAAATAGCAGACGGAGTTATTACCACTGACAAGTTATCAGCCAATGCTGTAACGGCTAGTAAAATTGCCACCAATGCAATCACCACCGACAAAATACAAGCTGGGGCAATTACTACAGAAACTATGAATGTTAATAGTATCAATGGGGATAGAATTATTGCTGGTACGTTAAGTGCTGACAAAATTAAATCGGGGAGTATCACTTCCAATCAAATTGCTACTGGAACAATTACAACCGATAATATTCAGTCTGGAGCAGTAACAGCTGATAAAATTGCTGCTGGCGTTATTTCATTAGCAAAAACAGATACAATCATTAATGGTGGAGCGGTTACACTAGATGGAACTGGCATGAACGTGTTAGCGGACAACGGCACTAGAACATTATTTGATGGCAACGGCATTACATGGATTGATAAGCATGGTATTCCCCATTCAGCGATTAGACAAATGATATACGGAGAGGCAAAGCATGGAGATACGATTACTTACAACTGGGACTCTGCCCCTATGGTTCTTGTTAATCCACCAATAGATAATGTGTTCAATTTAGGAGATGACTGTATCCAAGTCAATCGTGCGGTAAATGTTACTAAAAATTCATTCATGATTGAATCGTATGTTAAGAAGAGCGGAGGGAGAACCAATGCAATTATCTTGCACCCTTATAGGATTCCTCCAACAAGGGATACCAGAAGTTGGACAAGCGATTGTCATCATGGCGAGTGCAGCCATCATTCCGAAGATTACCTCGATTCAGGGGTGATTAATGAGGAAGAAATGGGGAAAAAGATTGCGTTATATGCTCCAGTCAAGGCTATTTATCTAATTAAGATTGATGGTATCTCTTCCTATTTTGACGATTTTATTATAAGCATTGACAAGAGAGTAATTAGTACAAAGGATGATTTTGGTCGAGAGATACCTTGCACACTAGAGGAGGGGTATCATGTGATGACGTTCGAGGTTAGGAAGCTAAAAGAATTAAATAGGTTCATAGACAAAAACAAAAATATAGATATAACCGTTAAGATTAAAACCGAACTTTTGAATGTCCTTATCATTCCCAATGAAAACCCGGTACAATTTATTGCATTGGAAAGAACCAAAGATTCTTACTTTACAACAAAAAGGAAAGCAACTAAATCGCATATGTATACTGGCAGAGGGACCTACAAATTTAAGCCAACTGGTAAACATTTACGGGTTGTTTTAGTTGGGGCAAGCGATGTACAGAGGAGAGCAAGTTCTGAAACGTCGATAGTAGGTAATGGAATTAATGCAAGGACGTCGCGAAATGAAACCAAAATACGTGGAATAGATAACACATCTCCTAATACTAGTAACTACTCGGATGCATGGCATTGGAGTTATAAAGGTGGTGAAATTCAAGAACGGGATTTTGCTGAAATTATGTGGAATACGATTTCAAAATCTGACCGGGGCGAATGGACTTATGACAATGTGGTAAAGACCAAATACAAAACATATGGCTATGTATTGTCGGCAATTCCAATTGCCATCGAACAGGAGTATATCCCGACGCACGGTGGTAATGGTAGAGTATTATCCTATCGAGCGAGTGAATATCCAAATACACGATTTATCGTAGAAAATGGTGGTGTTAAGACCAAACAGTCTATCATTGGTGCAAGTTTTATGACACCAGAAAAGAGGTATTGGTATGGTAATGATGGTGGGTATCAGCGTGAATATGTACAGTATTACACTATAAATATGGGATTATCAAAGCCAGTTATCGTGGATATAGATGTGCCAGAAAATGCGACTGAATATACAATTACCGTTGGTGCTTGTCCAGATGTAGAAAAGGGGAAAGTAATGGACTTTCCTTATGGTAAATTAACATGCCACGACACAACAATGTATGATGGCGGTGTATTTATAATAGAAGAGGGAGAAAATGTACTATAATATAGCTTTTCTAAACGGTGTTCCCGTTGAGTTTTCTGTTACTGATGACGAAACAATTTGTTCAGTAACACAAGATGAATATGATTTATATTTTACTGGTAACTACATAAAAGGTAGTGACGGTAAGCCTAAACGACAGATTACAGAACAAGATATTAGGCGTAAAGAAGATAAGTTGAAACTAAATAGTGAAGATAGTGAAATTTTAACGGCTATCACGCAGTTAGGCGAAATGGTAGCAAACCAGCAAGCAGTTATTGATGAGTTAAGTAAAAAGAAAGAGGGTAATTAATTATGGCTTTTATGCTTAAAGCACTTATTCCAATTTATGGGCGGTTAGTATTAGGCGGTATTTACAGTGTAGACCCGTCGGAAACAGAGAAAAAACAAGTACCATCACAGTATGTAGAGGCAGTTTGTGAGTGGTGTGTTAATTATACAAAAAACTTTGGTTAATAGTTGATGTAATCGTTATTCCATAGTATACTATCCTCAACAAAGGGGTGGTAGAATGGATTCTTTAGACCTAGACAAAAAAGACGTAGTTTTAATTAATGCACTTGGGGAGTATCATAAGTGGGTAAATACATATCTTACAGATGTAGATATATACTCCAGTCCTTTAATGGGGGATAAGACGTGGGAGCGATTCATATTAACTATGTACAAGGTGTTCATAGCGTTTGACGAGAGAATAAAGAACGGATATAGTCGAAATGTAGTAGATAGATTAATAGACATGTATGGTAGAGTTGCTTTTAACGTATCAGTAGGACTAACTGCCATAGGGGAAACAGAAAAATCAATTTCAGTACTTTTATTAGGTAAAAAAACGTACATGAAAATGGCGACAAAATATGATGATGAATTGATAAGGCTTTTTAATAATCTTAATGCTGTAGAAGAGTTGGAAGAAGAGTCAAAACGGGAACAAATTGCAAAAGAAGATAGTAGTGGTGAATATTTCAAAGCTGCCTTTTTTATAATTCTTATAATTTTGGCAATAAAATTTTTTATGAGTTAGATATTAGCTATGGCTTTATGCCATAGCTTTTTTATTGGAGGTAATTAATTGGCAAAAGGTAAAATTCTTGCTGGAGTAGTTGACTTTACAATTAATCAAGGTGATGACTACTACTTTCAGCTAGAAATAAAAAGTGATAATAATAAACCAATTGATATTACTGGTTGTGAGTTTAGGTGTAAGGCAAAGGTATCAGCAGAAGATGAAAATGTTGCCTTTACAGCAGAGCCTACCATTATAAGTGGGAAAGATGGTAAGGTTCTATTTCATTTCAAAGACGAAGATACACGTTTAATTGATACTGATGGCGACACATACGCCAAACACAAAAAATACACATATGATGTATTGATGAAAAATATACAAGGAGATGTAACAAGATTACTCAATGGGACAATTTTTGTAAGTCCCGGCGTATCTTGGGACGATAATTAATGGAACAACAAGGGTTTTCACAAGATTCTATATATCATGCAATATATGGTGCTGCCCCACAATCAGCGACATATGATATTGTTGGGACAATGGTATTTGTATCTGTACTATTGTTTATTGATGTAGCCTTACGTTTCATTATAGAATTAGTAAATTATAATAAGGCAACAAATAGAGAATGTACTTTTATCAATATGATAAAGGCTTTATGGTTTGGTTGGGGAACTGTAACGATAGAAGAAAAAGAGCAACGCTTTTTGGTCAGTAAAGGGTTTAGAAATAGCCTTATACTAAAAGTGGCGCTTGAATATCCAGCATTATTTACTTTAGCAGTAGCGGCTTATGCACTGCCAGATTTAATCATATTTGGGTATCGGGTAGATGCCATGTTTTCTTTTGGGTTATCTATGATACCAGTTTTATGTGAAATATCCTCAATCATTGAAAAATTAAATGAGTTAGATGTGGAGGCTCTTAAATGGGTCGATAAAGCAATTAAATATATTAGGAGCATTTAATGAGAGAATTACTTAAAATGCTATTTTTTGAAAACGGTGGTTTATCGCTGACAAGAACGATTGCTGCCGTTTTTGTGTTGTTATTCGTTTTTGTGACTATCTACTTAGTTGTCTTTGATATGGCTTGGCAACACTTTGAAACATTGGCAACAATGGCAGCAGGTGGTGGTCCAGCAACACAAGTAGCAAACAAATTAATCAATTCAAAATATAATTCTGCACAAGGTTCGTATGAACAAAAAAGGGGTGTTGAGTAAACATGAAAGGTATGAGTATTGAAGTCCGCTTTGGGCAAAAGGGGATTGACGGTAAAGACGGAATAAGTATAACGCACGTAGACTTAAATAATGACGGTCAGTTAGTTATTCGTTATAGTGACGGTAAAGAAGATATTGTTGGCACTCATTATTTTGACGATGTTCGCAGATTAGTTACACAGGCATATTCAAATACGGAAGAAACGAAAAATATTCTTACCTCTTTTGAGAAAAAGGCTAAAGAGTCAGAACTAGCCGTATCTGCGGAAGTTGAAACTATTAAAAACGAACACGCACAAGCGGTAAATAATATGAAGAGTGAACATGCTAGTGCGGTAGCCGACGTAACAAAATTAAAAGAAGAAATAAACGAGTTAAACAACTTTATTAAAAAAGCAGTAGAGCAACAATTAGAAACATCAAAAACAGAATTTTCTAATACAATTACAACAAAGAAACAAGAAGTGGAACAATTTGTTGATAGCTTTAAAAACAACATTGATGAAGTAACAGAAAAGACAAAACAGTCACTGTCAAAAGCGGAGAGTGATTTTTCTGATAATGTGGTGGTACTTTCCAATGAAATAGCTAAAAATATAGAAGTAGTAGAACAGAACAAAAAAGAAGTAGAGCAATATAAAAACGAAGTTAAACAACATGCTGATGATGTAAAAGCGATTAAAAATGATTTGTCAAAGGTGTTTATATACAAAGGCTCTGTTAATTCGTATGGAGAACTACCAACAGAGAACAAAGTAGGTGATACCTACAATGTAATTAACGGAGATACGGCACATAAGGTTAACGCTGGTAGTAATGTTGTTTGGAATGGTACTGAATGGGATAACCTAGGTGGTACGGCACAAGTAGGACCGAAAGGAGAACGAGGAGAAAAAGGCGAACGTGGCGAGCAAGGGTTAAAAGGGGATAAAGGTGACCCCGGCACAACCACATGGGACGGCATTATAAATAAACCCGATATTGTTACCGATATTAAGAGTGTAAACGGGAATACTATCACCTATACAAAGGGGAACGGGAACACAGATAGAATCACCATTGACCACGTTGACTCTGCAAGAGTTGCAGTAGATGCAATGACTGCGAAATCTGATATACGTCTCCGTAATATTATTGATACCTATGCAACTATAGAGGATGTTGCCTCTATTAAGGAAGAACTAAGCCAAAAAGCTGAAACAGACTTAAAACGAAAAAGTGATTCTATTCTCCGAGAGTTAAATAATAAAATAGATAGGCTACCAAGTAATAAAACTGGTACAACAACAGAATCATCTGAAATGGCAGTGGGGTATGAACTTATTGAAAACCCAGAAATTGATGAGCTTACTAAAACAGGAGTGTATTTCATTAAAAACATAAAGGGAGATATCAAAGGCGAACTTTTTGGCAAAGGGGGAAGTCTTATTGTATTAGGAAATACAAAGGTAGAAAATGATGGAATAAGCCAACTGTTCTTCGAGCAATATGGTTACGGAGTATGGCATAGGTGTAGAGGAACAGCCTTTGGTGAATGGAGTCCTTGGAAGAAAATAGCGTTTGAGAGCGAACAGAGGGATTTGTTATATGATGCAAAAGATAACCCTCCTAAAATAGTTATAAGAGACCATAAATGTAACATTTTACAATTAAAACAAAATTGGAAAGAATATAGAAAATTGTATATATGGTATGAGGCTAAGCCAATCCAAAATACTTTACATACTGCGGTGATTGATGTTAAGGACGTGGAAATGATGCTAGACCTTATAAAAAATAGCAGCAGTACAATAAGCTTATTTGGGAATAGCGAAAATGATATGTTTCTACTTGACAGAGGGACAACGAATGATTCTCTTTCACAGCCAGTAACCTATGTGAAAGTTTATAGAATTTATGGCAGTAAATAAAGGAGGCACTCATGGAGGAGCAAGAACAAGTCAGATTTTCTGACGCATTTAAAATTGAAGTCAACGTAGGAGCAAAGGGGGTAGACGGTGTTAACGGCAAATCCGCTTTTGAACTTTGGCAAGAACAAACGAATGACCAAGGAGAGCAACCAAACAAGAACAAAAGCGAGCAAGACTTTCTCACTAGCTTAAAAGGGGAAAGAGGTTTTGACGGTATTAATGGTAAATCAGCATACGAACTTTGGAGAGAAAGGATTGGAAATGAAAATAAGAGTGAAGAAGATTTCTTCAAAGAATTAAAAGGGGATAAAGGGGATTCCGTTACCTTTGACAATTTAACAGAAGAACAGATTAACTCTCTAGTGGATAAAGTAGCAAGTAAATCTGGAAATGCATCTGTTTTTCATAAATGTATTGCTAAAATTGGTTTACCTAAAATGAGTGATAGGGACGCACAGTTATTTATGGCGGAACTTTCAGTAGTTTCATATTTAGGCGATAGAAATTCTTTTAGTAAAGACTCATTTATAGTGGTAAAAAATTGGTGGAAATTATCATTTATAGAAGATAAGCCTATCCATACCGAACTTGTTGCAAATGGCTGTACATTTCCATCAGATTGGGTATTAACAGTTGCTGGTCATATATTTAAAGTCGTCGATGGAGTAATTGAGGTTAATCTCCCAGAAGGGTTGCCAGCTGGAAATCATGATGGCACCGTTGGACTTGCTGGGGCAGATGACGGCATAAAATTTACGTTTGCTGTACAGAGTAAAAACTCTATACTTGCAAAGCTTGTGGATATAGCTAATGACCCTAGCGTTACTAAGCTAACACTTACAAAGAATGAGTTTTATGAAATTATAAAACCAGAAAATTACTATAAAACAAATGTAACATTATTAGAAGTACCAGAATTAGAAACGATAAATGCTACTACAATAGAGAACTGTAAGTACGAATTAAATCTACCTAACTTGAAAGAAATTGATAGCCTTGATAAAGAATGGGTATACGCTTACAGCAAACTGTATGTAAATGAATCGGTTCAAATTAAAGGCTCAAAACAATTACATGGCATTTATAATTTAGATGGAACTAAGAAATTAGATTGGGGAACTTGGGTCCCAGTTAAAAGGTACTAGAATATATGGCAAAGAAGAGAGGAAAAACCTCTAAGATTAAAACCATAGAATTGTATGATTTAACGGGTGGTATGAACTTAGCTACATCACCAGAATTTATCAAGGATAATGAAGTTGTTGAATTGACAAATATGGAATTTGATATAGAGGGTAATAAATTAAGAACGAGGAGGGGACTTGGCAGTCCTCTCTATTCATTCGATTCTCCTATTGATTATATTTATAACGATTATGAGTTGAATGATTACTTTATATTTTTAAGAAATAAAAAGATATACCGTTATGAGTTTGGCAAAACACCAATATACATTGGTTCTCTTAATGGTATCACCACAAAACCGTCCTGTTCTAAATGGGGCGGTAATTTACTTATAGCCAGTGGCTCAAAGCTACAAGAATACAATTATCAGTCGGTGAGAGAAATAACTAATAGTCCAGACTGTGATATTGTCTTTACCAGAAGTGGTCGTGTTGTAGTGGCTAAAACTGGTTCTGACCTACTTATCTATTCAGCGGTTGGTGATGCGGATAGTTGGGACATAAATTCTAATGATGAGTCGGCAAGAAAAGATGTCAACATTGGCTATAAAGATGGTGGAGATATTGTCGCTGTCGCAGAACTTGCCAGTGATTTATTAGTATTCAAATCAAATGGGTTGATTTACGATGTTCAAAATGAACCAGAGGATTGGTCAATCACCTTGCTTGGTAATAATTCTGATTTTATTACACGTTATGCTTGTAGAAATATTAATAGTGATATCGTATTTCTATCAACTAGGGGGTTGAAATCATTACAATCTTCTCAAATTTACGCAAACTTTCAGACTAAGGATATTGGTACAAACATCAATCCCGACTTAAAAAAGAAAGTGGATAATCCGTTCATTTCAGACCTAAGAAGAACAAAACAGATGGTTGTGAGCGGATATAGTAGGAGGGAGTTATTTGTACTCCACTACGGACTAAAAGCGTTTGTCCGTTGGGTGTTCCCATACGATATTACATCAGTTTGTGAAAATCAATATCATGTATTAGTTAGCGGTAATGATGGCAATACTGGTCATTTGTTTGAATTGTCTTTCAATAATACCACTGATAATGGCAATAAAATTAGCCAGCTTATCAAGTCTAAGGAATTAAGAGATACGCATAAACTTAACGCCTATAGAACATATATTGATGTTGAGGCAGAGCAAAACGGCACTGGCACGATTAAGATTAATGATACTGTAATGGTTCATAACTGGACACAAGAAGAACAGCAAAAAGAATTTAAAACGCAAATACTAAGTCCTATTTTACGATTTTCTTTTGAAACTGATGACCCTATCATTTTTAAATACATTAGCTTTGATGTAGTCCTACAACGAGAGGCAATGGTTTCCGAATCTAGCCAAGGCGGTGGTAGGAAAGGCATGAGAAAGGCATACAGAAGAAAGAATAATCACGATGATTTCTTGAAAGGAATAGGTAAAAAAGGTGGAAGTCCTTACGGCTAATATAATTAAGCATATAGATAAATACGAGAAACGGACAGGCAGTTCGTTTCTTTTAGATTGGAATATAAAAGAGTTCCCCAATGTTCTTTTGTTTAGTGATGGAAGAATATTAACGTATGGTGTTCGACCAAATTATTTGGAAATTGGCACTAGCACGTGCGATGTTCCTACTATGATACAGACGATGGAAGAGTTAGCGAAAAGCATTAATGTTAAAAAATTAAGACTATTCGTCGTAACTCCTCCAAAGATTTTAAAACGCCTAGCCACATTCAAGGTCTTATTTAAGGCGTATGATGAAAAGCTAGGCAGAGATTGTTGGTTATTAGAAAGAGAGGTTTTGCAATGAGTGGTTCTAGTTCAACAACAAGTTATTATGAACGTCCGCTGACGGAAGAAGAAAAAGCGTTGATTGCACAGCAAACTACCTACCTACGGTCAATACAACCAAGTATTGATAAGCTTGTTAGTAAAGGTACTGCTGCCATTGATAACACATGGACGCCAGACTGGGGTAAACTATACAACAATACAATGACAAATGTTAATGCCATTAACAATAAATACGAAGAATTGTCCCAAGGCAAGATACCAGAGCCGTATTTGAATGCGAAAAACGCATATTACCAAAGAGCATATGAAAACGCACTTGGGGGACAGATGAATAAACTAGCTAGACGTGGCGTTGTAGATAGTTCCAGATTTAATACTGTTAACAATGATTTACAGAAAAATATGTTATCAGAGGCAAGTAAAGATTGGAATAACAATATTAATACATTGGCTGGTCTTTACAATCATCAAGCTGGATTGGCGTCACAAGGTATGCAATTGGCACAGCAAGCACAATCAAATAGTTTTGCTCCTATGGAACGATATCTTGGTTTAGCACAAGGTCAAAATCGTTCTAATACAGAGGCGTTACAAGCACAGGGTAGTCTTAATAATGGCAGAACAAATGCTGTTACTACTACAAAATCGGGTGGATTTGGAGATTTCCTTATTGGTGCAGTAGGTGCTGCCGCTCCATTCCTTTGTTTCCCAGAATATGTATTGATAAGTACTAACAGAGGAAAAATTCCAATTGCCAATGTTAAAGCTGGTGATATTTTAATTAGTAAAGATGGCATTGAAAAAGTAATTGATATTGTCGTGTCTGCTGACCAACCAATTATGTCGTTAGTTACCTCTAATCACTCGGTCGATTGTACTCCTAGTGAAGTATTCGTTACGAGAGATGGAAGAAAAGCAACTGATAAATTATCTGTTGGTGATGAAATACTAACAGATTCTGGCTTTGAACCTATTATAGAAATGACTGATATTATTGATACTAGTACGGTATATGAATTAGTTGTAACTGGTCAGAATTTATTCTATGCAAATGGAATTTGTGCAGAGGGTTTTGAAGAGGGGGAAATATAATGAACCATATCCAAATTCATGAGGAAAGTCCTTGGAGAGGTATTGGCTCTGTTCTTGGTCTAATCGGTGGTTATTTAGCGGATAGACGAGAAAGCAGAGGTGTTTCTAAAGAGTTAGAGAATAATGTAATTGATAGAGAAGTAGCAAAAAATAATAAACAACTTGGACTTGTTAATCAATTGGCTAATAACTGGGGGTTAGGAGAAAAAGCTAATCCAGATGTTACTAATCAACTTATGGCACAAGCCAATGGCTTAGGCTTAACTGGAATTACAAGAGATAATGTTGACCAATATAGACAAGGGTTAGTTGACAGACAAAATTACTTTGGTAACTTTAATCCAAACGCCACATGGGCAGAACGTAATGCTAATGGTGGTGCTGGTCGTTCTAATTATTATTTAAACCATGCTCCAAGCATTTATGGTGGCTACAATGGATAATGAAAGAATTGCATATAATTTATTAAGGCAGAACGGGTTTAATCCCGTTGCTGCCGCTGGTATCATGGGAAATTTTAATAGTGAATCTAGCTTTAATCCGCGTATCTTACAAGGCGGTGGAGAGTCAGATGACGTTCCGGTCGATGGACAAACTGGCTATGGCTATGCACAATGGACTTCTGCTGATAGACAACAAGGATTAAAAGACTTTGCCGCACAATTAGGAACAAAAGCAAGTAACCCAGATACACAAATTAAATACATGATAAAAGAGATGGGTCCCGACTATATCAAACAATTGAACAGCATGTCAAATGCTGGTGACGTAGCTAGGAATTTCCATGATAATTTTGAGCGTTCTGCTGATACAGAAGAAATGTTGGCAAATCGTTCAGCTAGTGCAAATGCGTTGTTTGAAAAATATAAACACGTATTACCATATCAAACATATGATAACAATGGTCAGCCAAGTGGAACAGTTAATACATCATATCTAACAGACAATCCTAATGAACCATTAGATGTACAAGGTATGATGAATGCGGTCAATCGCCCAATGGTAAACGCCTCTGCAAAAATGCAAGACGCATTACAGAGAGAAGTCGGTTATCAAGCTGGGTTAATGGCAATGGGTAGTCACGCATTCGATAAGGCAAAAGGCATATCTGATATGTTGGCTAAAGCGTCAATGGCAAGTGCAAAAGAAGAGGCTGATATTGAAAATAGACAAAGCAAGTTAACTGGTGTTGGCAAACTTGCACAAATGATTGCTAATAGTAATAATGCCTCTAATAGTAAGATGTATGCGGCACTTGGTCAATCGTTGGGGGTTCAGCTAAACCCTATGACAGATAGATATGTTACACAGCAACAAATGGCATTACAGCAAATGCAAGACAATAGAAAACAAAATGAAATGAACCAACAAATGCAGATGAAAAAGAACTTGATTGATTATCAAAAGAACGCAGAGATTCAAAAGGCAAAAGAACTTGCTGCTTTGCGACCTGCTCCAACAAGTCAACCTAGTGGTGGTTCAGATGGTGGCGGTCGTCGTAGCAATTTAACAGCACAACAGTTGATTAATGCAAATAAAGACATCATTAATATAAGAAATGATTACAGCAAAGAATATAATGATACTGCTAGTAAGGTAAATCTAGGGTATTTGCCAATTAGTGCGTTGAGAGATGTAACAAATGAATATGCTGCCAAACTAGATGTATATAGTGGTGCTGGTATTCAAGAGGCTGATAAATTAGCTTTGGATATGGCAAATAATATTGCATATAATGAGCAAAAATATGCACAAGATTATGGTGGCAACGGAGAGAAAGCATATAACAGTAATAAAATATGGGGTTATGGAGGATGGAAGTAATTGGGACGTTATAGTGACTTACTTAATGGCGTTTATGAAAAGACCGATGCATATAAAAAGGCTCTCGTAGATAGTGGCTATGAACCGAATGAAAACACTGGCTTTGTGGATACTATGCAAAGTGCTGCATGGGGCAGTCTTGGTGGCACATTAGGTTTTGTATCTGCATTAGGTCAAAAGACTGGCATGGACGGTGTTCGTGATTGGGCATTAAATGAGGCACAGTATGCTGGCAAGAGAGCAGCAGTCAATGCAGACTTAACAAACTACCAAGATAATGGCTTTACAGATTATCGGTATTGGACGAATGGTCACATTTTTAGTGATACGGCTAATCTTATTGGGTCTAATCTAGTCGATGTTGGTTTGATTGGTGGCAGTATTGTTGGTAGTGTTCTTGCTGCCCCCGAAACTGGTGGTATGTCACTTGCTGGTGGTGCTGCTATGGTCGGTTCTGTTGTGGCAAAAAGAGCAGCACAGCATGCTGGCAAGGCAGTTGTTAAAAAACTCCTCGGTGATGCTGCTGAAAACTTAGCTACTAGAGCGGTAACTAAATACGGTTTTGAAGAGGGAGCAAAATTATTCAGCAAGGACATGCTCATGGAAGGTCTTAAACAAGGCGGTATGAAAGCAGCAAAAAATGTTGCTGAATATACAACCTCATCAATTGCTGAAAACACATCAAACGCTGGACAAGTCTACATGGACTCTTTGGCAAGAGGTGTGGACTTTGATACTGCTACTGACCGTTCCATGCAAGCATTTGGCGACGGTGTTGTTCCATCATTAGCAGAGTACGGTATTGAAAAAATGGGAGTAACTGGCTCTCTTGCTGCCTTAGCTACTAAAGGTGGCAAAGTGTTCACCAAGGCTCTTAGAGGGGCAGCAGTCAATGCAGCAATTACCGGTCAATTAGAGGGCGGTGTTGAGGCATGGCAATCACTTGTTCAAGATAGAGCAATGGGAGAAGATAACGGAGCAGAGTTGTTAAAACCTAGTACATGGACTGACAATATGAAAGACTCCTATAATGCGGCAGTAGGTCCATCTATGTTGTTGGGTGCTTTTGGTGGTGCGAGAAATGGTATCGCCAACAGAGGTAATAATAACGTAGCAACAACTATTGATATAAACCCACAATTAGAACAACCAACAGATACACAGACGACTGCTACAAGCACACCATTAACTCTTGGTGAAGTAGCAGAAACAATGAATGGTAGTAATGTATCCGTTAACGCTCCAGATATATCTCAACCAGTGACAAGTAGCAACCCTATTGCTAATGTCCTTGTTAATGACGACGTTACTGGGAATAGTGCTATTGATAGTAATGCTATTGGCAGTGATTATATAGATATGTCAAATATGTCTATCCCATCAAATATGGGAGAGCAAGCAATTGCCAATAGCAATGTAGCAAATGATGTTGCTGATCTAAGTAATACGAACACAGTAGACCCTCACCAAGATATTAAAAATGAAATGCATGAACGCTTTGCAAAAGAGAACAAAGTTGATGAAGTAATTGGGTCAAAAGATAAAACCTTTGCTGATATGGCAGCTAAATATAGTGAATTTTATAAAGACCAACCGTTAGATGTTATTCATCAACTTAAACCTAAAGATTTTAAAGAGGATTTTATTAACGAGGGTTTCAATAAAACAGAGGCAAACCATGCGTCTAGGCTGATTGCCGATAATCTAAAAAAAGAAAACCCGTTGCCAAAAATCAATGGGCAAGAAGTAATCGATAGTGCAAATCAGAGTGGTGTTGAACTTACGCCAAAAGAAATAGAGGCATTACAACAAGAAAACCCACCGCATGCAGTTATCAACAACATTAATAAACGGATTGAAAAACAACAAGAGAAAGCATACAAAGAGGGACAAAAACAAGAAAAAGCACAATTAAAAGAAAATATTAAACAAAACAAAGCAGATGAAGAAAGAAGATTACAACAAAAAGATAAAAGACAAGAAAAGAAATACACTGATAATGAATATCCTACATCAAGTAATAAAGCCTTTTTTGACACTGTATTCAAAGATGACGCTCCAAGCGTTGCCTACAAATTCAAAAAGGCAATGAAAAAGAGAAATCAAGATATAAGCCAAGGCAAACAACATGTAAATAATGTTAAACAGTACCTAGCTAATGAGGGAATTATTTCTGAAAAATATGGCAAAGACAAAATCAATGCTCTTTCAGAATACACAAAGGCAATGGACAATGAGCGTATACAAGCTAAGTCAATTGCAGACCCTAAGCAGAGAAAAGATTTCTTGACAAAATCTGGAATAAATCACAGTAATTTAATTAATTTTAACAAGCACATTGATAACATTATACAAAACAATCAAGGCTTACCAAATAAAGAAGTACTTGACAAAATAGATGAAAGTATGGTAAAATATCATAACGAATTTGGCAATGTAACTCAATCTAAGTATTATCAAAAACTGGTGAACCAAGCAAAAGGCAACCAGACACTGGCAAAGGCACGCCTACAACGTATCAACCAAGCAATTGGTCTTGACACTCCATATCAGAGTACCAAGGAAATTAAAAAGGAGATAGTAGGAGAAAAAGAGCCTAAACAGAGAAAGCCTAGAGAAGTTAAGAAAAAGCCAATTAAAGGTCATTTAGAAGTAGCTAACTTACTAGAAAATAAGAGTTCTTTAGAGGATACGCATAAAGCACTAGAGGCTCTAAGCAAATCCGATGAGTTAAATGACGGTCAAAAGATTCACATCAAACAAATTCAGAACGCAATTAAAAAGAATACAGATGATAAAGGCGTGTTTAAAGCTAAAGAGTTAGATAACACTGGTAAAAAGGCATTAAATAAACTTAATGAGTTACAAGCTGATATGAACGCCAAACATGGGGTAATGACTACTAGCCAGTTTGACGAGGCATTAAAAGGTATTAGAGACCGAGCGTATAGCTTGTTTAACAAATACCCTAATAAAGAAACCTTGGCTAAGCTAGAAACAATTGACCATACGTACAAAACACCAGATAATAAAACAGTTGCTAAAATGATTAAAGAGGGTACTGCTAGTATCCCTAGTAAAATTCATAAGTCTGTTATGGATAGTTCTGCTGGGTTTAACGATAAGGCGTCAGAATGGGTTAATAAAGAATTTAACAAGAAATCTGATAAAGTAGAATCCGCCATTAGAAATGAGATTATTGCTAATACATTGAAAAAAGCGTATGACGCTTTATTGAAAAAATTTGGCACTATTGATAAGGCGATTGAAAGCGACCAATTAGCCGTTAGACAATTTGTACGTAATGTTATTGCTGCTTTTCCAAAGGGTAAATTTGGAGAATTAGATAAAGACTTAAAGGCTAAAGGCGATAATGCAAGAGAAAATTTATTTGGCTCTAGCAAATCACAAGCGTTAACACAACGTGTTTCTGACGGGTTTGCTCCATTAATAGATTTTGTAAAACAATACAATGAGAAGATTAAAGCTGATAAGAAAGCAGAAAAACAAGCCAAACAAGAGAACACAATAAAAGCGGTAAAAACAAGAGCCTCTGACGAGGGTATTCGTGTTGCAAAATATAAAGCCACTATCAATGTGGACAATGGTACTAATGAACTTGCTCCTATTCGTGTCACATTTACATTTGATGATAAAAAAGACGCCACCGAGGACAATGCAAGAAACATAGCAGAAGAACTTGGTAATAAATATTATTTCTCGCCAGATGAAATGGAATTTGTAGAACAGAAAGACAACTCCGTTGCATTTGATACTATTGCTGGTCTTAGCTACAGTGATTTATCAAACGCTCAAACATTGCATGCGTCCGTTGTTGCCATGAGAGCCAAAGTAATTAAAGCTACATTGGATAACAATGAAAAAGAAGAAATGATGTTTGAAATTCCACATAATGCTAGTTTTGACGGACTAAAAGACGCCATTAATGATGCATATGGCAAAGGAACATATGATTTTATAAGAGAAACTGTTAGAGGAACTACCGTATATGATAATGACAGTACCGATACAATTTATGTAGTTAAAAAGGGTACTGAACTTACAGAAGATAAGAAAGATGAATTGACTGGTGCTTATTACCAACAAGGTAAAGACGAACCAGTTAAAAGAACAGAAAATAAACACGTAGATACTGATACACTTAAAGGCGTTAGTCATATTTTTGATAATGCAGACAAAGGATATAAGTTAAGTATTGGTGAACAGAGAAAGTTATTAGACTCAATTGTTTACTATGTAGGAGAGCAAGCTAACGATGTATTTGCATACTTAGAAAAAGCTACCTATTTATCCATCAATAAACTTGACAGTAATACTGTAGAAAATGGTAAAATCAACCGAGGACTAGGTAAAGTATTTTTAAAACAAAAACAACTTACCAACACATCATCTACATTCCTTCATGAAATGGCACATGACGCAGTATTTAATGTGTTAGAAAGCAAAAATAAAAGTAAACGTAAA